GCACTGAGTGCTTTTTGCAAACATAGCTACATATAGAACATTCGTGGGTCGGAACATTTTTAGACATCTGTTTCTATATCATTGCATTTTAAATTGCCATGACATCATATATAGTGTCATATATTTGGAACATTTTTAAATGTCTTTAAAATTATCAGAGTTTTTCAGATATCCCAAATGTTCCTAAATTATTTGAAAAAATTATGCTGTAAAATTTTTCAATAAAAATCCGAAATCAAAGCATCATGCTAACATCTCACTTTTTCGATAATTTTGGCGGTGACATATTTATTTTTGGACATTTTATAAATGTCCAATTTTCAAAACAACCTATTAATAATGATTTCTTTCCCAAGACTTTTATGACTTATTGATTTTCCTACTTAAAGGAACTAACTTATATTTTTATTGGACTCGAGAGCTTTATTAATAACTTCAGTATTTTTTATACATTACCTCATATATGGTTATCGTCATGAGGTCAGCCATTATTTCTATATCCATGGTGTGGAGATTTTTGTTGTTCAATCGGAGATTTTGTTGTTCAATCGGAGATTTTGTTGTTCAATTATTAAACTAGCCTTACATTTTTGGAATGATACCACAAACTGCTGATACCCGAATATTCTTTATTATAAATGTCGCAAATATAATTCATCGGAGATTTTTGCGTTCAATTATATTGGACAAATGTTTACATATATATTGAACTAAAAAATCTCCTGTATTAAATTTCATAAGTATTTTACATATTTATGAAAATACCCCTAGAGGGGGTTAAAGGGGGACGGTAGTCCCCCTTAGAGTTTAACATCCATCGAGCCACGCACCAGGAGAATATAAACAACCGTGTGCAGCGCGAGTCCGAGGGTCGTCGGGCATCCACTCACATCGGCGATTTTGCCTAAAACACCGCCGAGGAGCTTCTGGGTAAGCTTATACGTCATCGGGTGAACGACGAGGAGGAAGATGAGCGCGGAGAAGAGAGTGATTTGCCACTTGAGGTCCATTTATATAGAACGCGGAGATTATATATTCAAACCGGTGAAGATTTAAATCCACAGGGCGGATTAAATTCTTAGTTGGTTTAAACGCACAAAAAAATAAAAATATAACAAAAATATATATATGAAGGGTGGCGCTTATGTTATTGCTGGTGAAACCAGAAATCCTAGAGATATAATATTGGATTTGATGCATAATGAGTCAGTCGTCATTAAGCTAATATCAGAAAATTCTCGCAATGGAGTAGTTATGGAAATGATTGTACCGTCCGAACTTTCACCATTTAGAGATATAGGTGATAATGGAGAAGAATATACTGTATCTAGAATAATATGTAAGTTTATATTAATTGACACACTTAATCGTTCAGTTAGCTACTACGTTGGAGATAATCCTAAACAAGAAAAATTACGTAGAGAAACGATAATGTATGAAACATTAAAAGAGGAGGCTATAAATCTTAGCAAATTATACAATTTATCATCTCAAATGAAACCTATATGTCCCGCTCCTTTGGCGTATGGTATTTTTAAAAAAAAACCTGTCGATTTGTTATCTGTCGATTTGTTATCTGTCGATTTGTTACTATTCCTAACAAAGAAAGTAGTCGGAGACGTCAGATTACTTAATTTATTAATAAAAGGAATTTCATCCGACTCGACAACCCTTGGATATCTATTTATGTCGCATGCAGAACAAAACGCGAGTTTAGAAACAAGAACATTATATGGTATGCAAAATTACTTAGATTCTAGTCAAGCTAGTCCAGCCGCAAAAAATGAAATGATGGCGGAAGTATATTTCACATTTGCAAAACTATTGTATTTGAATGGAATGATGAATTGCGACCCTCATTCTAATAATATATTAGTAACTAGGGTGAACAAGTCGCCACCAATGTTTAAATGTGTAATAATTGATATGCAACAGATTAGGAAAATAACGGACGATGGCTATTTACGTTTGCTTGAGGAATATAATAAATTACTTCAAAATAAAACTCCTGAAAATAAAATAGCGTTTATGAAACAAATTATTGAGGAGTTTGTTAGCATTTCAACAATTTATCGCAAGGTAATGTATGGTATAAATAATTCGGGTGCGGATTGGATTGAATGGTATAGTGAAGATGAACAAAATAGACAATTAATAAAAGCTGCAAATAAATTCTTGACATTCAACGCGGTCCCTCAATATTTACATCCCGATACAATATCGTTTCTTCCTTTGCCTCCCGGTTCAACGCGCCCAAAACGACCATTGGAATCGGAGGAATCGGATAAAAACAAGCGGCAACGTGGAGGAAAATCAAAAAGAACTCGAAGAGCAAAATCCAAAAAACGCCGCACCATTAAGCGTCGTAATGCCCTAAAACGGTAGTATCGCTACTCACATATTCCCCTTCCTTGACCTGTAATTTAAAGCGATGCCTCTGTGGAATAATAATGTCCACTCGACTACCGAAGTGAATCAGCCCCATGCACTTCCCACTCACAGCCGTCTGCCCGACAGTATCGTATGGCGAAATACGTCGCACCAAAAACCCCGCAATCTGATATACGGTGAAATCACCATATTCGTTATTAATCACATGGATACACTTCTCATTATCGTTACTCTTATTCAGCTCATACGCGAGTTCGAATTTACCATTATGGTCGTAGTCAATCTTCTTGACTATACCAGATACAGGAAAGAACTGATAATGGATGTCTAATGGTGACAAAAATATGGCAATATATAGTGTTCCGTCAGCGCGTTCGGTTATCTTCATAATCCGCCCATACGCCGGCGAATACACCTTATTTTTGTCCGACGGAATACACTTTCGCTCGGTGGGGAACCGATAGAAAAACATCAATAAAGACAACACAAAAACAGATAAAACCAAAATAAAAACCAAGACCATCTGCATATTTATATATAATATAAATATATATAAATGTTTTCTTTATCGAAACGTGTCAAAACAATTGATGCAGGGACCCTCCGGTTCGCCGTATTAATCACTATATTCGCCCTGAGTTTCATAGTTCTTGGCCATTTCTACCCTGGACAAATCCAGGCCATCCTGAAAAAACCCATCCTCAAGGTCCCATCGGCGGAACTGGATTGGTGGAGCGTCACACATATCGTGTTCTTCGCGATTATGGCTTTCTTCTTCCCTGACCACTTATTCGAATTGTTCGTTTTAGGTATATTATGGGAGGTCGTCGAAGATGGCTTGGCACCACGCACCAGTAAGGGATTAATCACCTGCGACAAGGAATACAAAAACAGCTGGGTCAATACATTCAAGGTGATGTGGTGCGATAATATCGCTAGAGAGAAAGATTACTGGTATGGCAAATGGGACGATGTCTTCAGTAACACACTCGGATTGTTAATTGGCCACTTCATCCGTAGTAATAACATGTTCTAGAGACATAGTCTATTCTAGAGACGCCACCAACACATCGCGTTCTGCCCAAGGGTCATCATACAAAACAAGTTTATAGTTCGGATTTATATCCATAATATGAGCGACAATTTCATCCAACGTGACGGGGAAATGCTTTCCATCCATAAGTCGGATGTCATCCACAATTATCGTATGCGTTTTAATATGATGCTGCTTAATTTGCCGGAGTTCATGTAGAATAGGACAAATCGTATCGGGGTCACAACCAACATCTGGCGTTCCTGACCAGTGACTATCCAACCAGAACGTAATCGGCTTATTTATGTTCTTGATGACATTAAACAACTCGTATTTGCTATTGGCATGGATAATCGTAACATTATCGTCATTCGCGTATTTCGCCTTGCATCTCTTATAAAAAACATCGGATAGTTCCAGGCTATAAATTTGACTCTCTTTGAATTCATCCACTTTCAACAAGATATCAATTGTATCTCCTTGGAAGGTTCCAGTCTCGACAAATACGTCGTTTTTGTATTTTAGCAAGTCATGTGTAAATGGCATTCGAATATATAGAAATTTCATTCATATGTTTATTCAGTTTTTTATATAAATGTATTATATAACAAATAATGAATATGAGAGCGATACGGTCGGTTATTCTGTTGGTTTTGATTGCGGTCATTTTCATGTATCTGCAGAAGATGGAGCACTGCGAGTGCGTCGATAAGGGGCTGGTGCAGCGCCTCAAGTTTATGGAGATGGGAATCGGCGCACTGATTGCATTGAATTTAGCGGCAAATCTGGCTACCGATGGTAAGTTTACTATGGTTTCAAAGAACAAGATAGCTACAACTGCGATAATGACGTTGATTGTCACCGTCTTCGGATATTTCGCGTATTTGGTGTATAACTATAGTGTCGATGCGAGGGGGTGTGAGTGCGCGGAGAAGAAGGCGAGGTATGCACTCTATTTCCAGGGTGGATATTATGCATTCCTCCTTGCGCTGATGATAGCGATTTTACTGATGCGATAAATAATAATTATAAAAAAGCATATGATTATTATTTTACTTACAAATACTTTGCGATGAAATCTTCCGGTGTCATAATCGGCACATTCTTCGACTTCGCATCTTGGACTTTACCCGTATTTTCAGTGACGTCTTTCGTTAAAACTACAAATGTATTCTTACTCACACTTGACCCAAGTTTCGCGCCAACCACCTTCAGTTTTTCCTCTAGTTCCTTGTCGCGGAATCCGGTCATGACAATCGACTTCCCAAACAGCGGGTGGCTCTCATCGCGAACTACTGGTGTAGCCGATTTGAAATTAAGCTTATCCTGTAGTCCACACTCCTCAAGGAACTTCAAGAACTCTGGTATGTGTTGCACAAATGCCTCCGCGGATTTCTTCTGGAAACCCTCGATTTCTGCCAGTTTCGCCGCATTCCGCTCACCCTCCTCGAAAATCGTTGGGTATTTCTCGATTATCAATTCCGCGCGCTTACTACTAAATCCACGCCCCAGCTTGTTCGATTCGGCCATAATCGTGGCGAGTGAGGCTGCGGCGACCTTATCCCGGATACCTTCGAACAACTTGGTTGCCGTCTTCTCCTTGAATCCGTCGACCTTCAGGAAGTCATCTTTGGTCATACGTAGAATCTTCGGAATACTATCGAACCCCGCTGCAATCATTTTGTCCACATTTCCCGAACCCAGACCATCAACGCCGACGCCCTTGAAAAATCCTGTGATATTTTTCTCTAGGACTACCGCATTACCCGTCGCGTCCTGCAACATCACATCTACATGAGTGTCATTCCAGATATATTCCTCGCTGGGCATCTTCGCCTGTGTCGCGGGTGTGGTGACCGATTGAATCTTCGGAATCACATCGCCCGACCGGATAATCTGAATGATGGCACCAATACCGATTTTGTTCTCCTCTATATACGCACCATTGAATCCAGTGGCAAACTGAATCGTGACGCCACCCAACTTGACGGGCATAATCTGGACACGCGGCTTCAGGTATCCATCCTTACTGGCCGTCCAAATCACATCGACTACTTGAGACTCGGCCATCTGGTCCGAGAGCACCATCTTGAATGCAAATGCATGGTCGGGGTTACCCGTTGCGCGAGGATGGATATTATCATCGGCTACAATGACCCCATCGATTTCATACATATAGTTCTTACGCCAATCCTGGAGAACCTCGGACAAATATTCGTTAGATAGGGCAGCGACACTCCTGTTTTGGACAACATCGACATTCATCGATGCCAGAAGCGCCATCTGCTCGGATGGTTTGAGCCCAGCGGGCTTGATGACCTCATATGCGACGAACCGGAGGTCCTCAATCCTGGCGTCGTGGGTCTTCTGGTTTACGATACCGGCGACCAAGTTACGTGGATTCGCGTAGGTCGCAGCGTATTTGCTCGTAAACACATCCTTTGGGATGATGAATTCGCCGCGTATGACGATGTCTTTCTTGTCTTTCGGTAGCTTGATAGATGGTATCATCTTACTGATATCCTGGCCGATTTTACCATCGCCGCGAGTGTATAATTTGGGCTTAGCCCCCTCGGTGGAGAACATACCACTCACACCATCCAACTTGCACGAGAGAACATATGGACCTTTGTATTTCGCAGACCAACTGGTGAGGATATTGGTATCGGGTTTGATTTTGTCCATGGATGCCATCTCATAGGGAAGCTTGATTTTTGTTTTTTCGTCTTCTATTTCCGCGCCGACATCATTGAGGACTGCATTGTTGGGGTATTTGCCTTGTAGGTATTCGTGCACAATATCATATTCATTGTCCGTCATTACGGGGACGCCACGGCAATGGAATGCATTATTGGCGTATTCAACAATTGCTGAAAGTTCATCCTCCGTGAGTGTCTCGAGAACCTTGATACCATCTTTCTTAAATGAATCTATATGAGGATTTGTCTTTTTAATGGAGCACTTTTTCGCTTTTGATTTAGCAACAGCAGGAGGAGCTGGCGCTGCAGCAGCAGCTACAGGTGTAGGTTCCTTAGCAGGAAGAGTCGGTGCCTTAGCAGGAGGAGTCGGTGCCTTGGCTACAGGTGTAGGTTCCTTAGCAGGAGGAGTCGGTGCCTTAGCTACAGGTGTAGGTTCCTTAGCAGGAGCAGGAGGAGGTTCATATGGTTTGGAACTTATTTTCACTTTACGCGTTCCTTTAACTTTTACTTCGCCAGTAGCTTTACCAGTAGCTTTGCTAGTAGCTTCGCCCAAGCCTTTCTTCAATACAACCGCCGAACCATTGATGCGCTCCGTCGGCTTCTTGTATTCCATGTTCAAAAAATCGAAAATCGACTTCTCGTCCGTAAACACATGGTTTACCAGTTCGCCCTTCTTCTTGTTCTCCATAACCGACAGCCCGTGCTCGTTCAATGTGAAATTCATCGACAGCGCATGCTCGCGCATAACCGTATTGAACTCCTTACTCCCGGTGAAATACAAGACAGAGAACGGATATTCTTCGGGAGTGGTATAGAGGAAATCCACACGTCGAGCATATTTGGAACTAGGCAACTTTGCAATCACCAAGCACTTCGAGTTACCACGCGACAGGACCTCAACGATGATTTTGCGTGTAATGAGCTCATCTACAAACAAACGGAATACACTTAAATGACTCGATGTTATGATAACGTCAATGTCCCCAGAATCGGGCATACCCCGGCGATAACTACCCACGACCTCGAAATGCGAACACTCGACATTCTTAGGGAATGCATCCTTGAATATAGCATCATACTCCTGTATTTCTGTTCGAGGGATGCGCTGCAGAATATCGCTATAATATTTGAGTCCAATAATCTGCTTGTCGTTGAGAACCTCCGCCTTACGCTTCTCGAGCTCCTCCATAGTCTGGATTCCGGAGTCGATGAGTTCCTCGGCCTTCTTCTCGCCCACACCATAGATGTTGGCAAACACATCCATCGCGCGCTTCTTCGCCATATACTCCTTGGATTCTTCCAATACACGTAGAGTTCCCGTCGCGGTGAAATCGACGAGTTTCTGGTAAATCGTCGTTCCGATTCCCTTCATGCCCTTTAGCTGCTCCGGGCTCGTAATATCGCCGGGATAAGTCGCAATGGTCTCCTTGGCGTTGGCATAGGCACGCGCACGCATAAAGTCATTACGCTTACGCATTATGAATCCGAGGGTATCCATGAGCTCGATATAGGTAGCATTCATTTTAGGCATATTCGTCTGTATTACTTTCGGAGAAGTTTTTAAATCGGTTTGGATAGATGCAATTTTTTCTTTTGGTTCTCGTTTTTTATAGGTTCTTTTGGTTTTGTCTCCCTCTTTATTTGTATCTTTGTCTTTATCTCTGTCTCGTTTCTTATACGTCCGCTTAATTTTAACTTTATCCATAGGCGCTTGTTCTCCAATTTCCATTGCAATTGGACCTTCAATGATGGCTTTCGGTTCCCGCTTCTTATAGGTCCGTTTTATCTTTACCGGAACATCCATTTTATATAATACAATTACATAAAATATCTACTTCTAAATTATAATGGCGAAATCGATTGCATCCCCTTTAGAGATTGTTCTATTCGTGCTTTTTGTGGCTTATTTAGTATTCCAGCCCGATACACCCAAAATGCTTGCTCCCCTTGTCGACAACCTTTTCGGCACAATTGTTATCATTGCCATTGCGCTCTACCTCTTTTTATATCAGCATCCCGTTTTAGGAATATTATCCATCTTCGTTGCGTATGAGCTGATTCGTCGCACGTCCGTCAAGACGGTTGCGATGCTCCAGTATACGCCGGAGCAGCCCGCCAAGGATGCGGAGATGCTACGCATGAACCCGCCGAAGGAGAAGACGCTCGAGGAGACGATGGTCGAGAAGATGGCGCCGATTGGAGATGGTGGTGTTGTTCTGTCTGACTTCAGCCCGGTGTCTGAGGATGTTCATGGAGCGTCTAGGATTTAATTGTCCCATTAATAAAGAATAACTTAGTGTTTACCTTTTCATTTTCCTTCTCCTTCTCCTTCTCTTGTTTCTTCTCATTATCTTTATTTTTCGGAACATACCACTCATCATTATGCCATTGATAAAAATTATTAGCATTCTTCCGAAACAGCGCAATCCATAGAGAGCAATTGCCGCTCGGGCAGACAACATACCTACACTTCGCCATAATCAGTGTGATTGCCAAGTATTTCTTGGAATACTCGTTGTTTGATTCTTTATAACGCTTATCTACTGCATCTACCGCACGATTGATATGACGAATATCATCGTTCAAATAAAATGAGTTCTTCAATTCCGAACTCATTTTCTCCAGGAATTCCGTCTCATCGCTTTGAATCAAGAATCGCACACCTGGATGCTTGGCCTCGATGAGCCGTGCCTTTTCAACGAATTCTTCATAGTCGCATAGTTTCGTTTCAGTCGATTTGTCATTCCCTCTATAAAAAATTGTGCATATATTATTATAATCCGTAATACCATAACGTGCTTCAATATCCTTTACTATACCAAGTATAGTATCATTTGGACTGAAATACTTCTCGACCAATGGATTAAATTGGTCGAATTTTAGTTTTGTATAATCAGTGTATTGATAGTCGTGCATAAAATCAACAGAATTTATATTTATTTTCTCAAATCTGTCGTATGGTTTGAAATATTCCGGCATGATATCACCATCTGTTTTTCTTTTTTTATACCAGTCAAATAAATCAACGGTGTCTATATATACACAACACGGTCCAGTAATATTTATTATTTCTGATACAAAATGTAATACAACACTACAAGATGAGAAAAACCCCGCCTTATGGTTGAATGAGTGTTTGATTTTAATCGTATCCTTTGGAATGTACCACTCATCATTATGCCATTGATAAAAATTATCTGCATTCTTCCGAAACAGTGCAATCCATAGAGAGCAATTGCCGCTCGGGCAGACAACATACTTACATTTCGACATAATTAGTGTGATTGCCAAGTATTTCTTGGAATACTCGTTGTTTGATTCTTTATAGCGTCGGTCAACCGTATCTACCGCACGATTCATATGTCGAATATCATCCTTCAAATAAAATGAGTTCTTCAATTCCGAACTCATTTTCTCCAGAAATTCAGTCTCGTCGCTTTGAATCAGAAAACGCACGCCTGGACACTGTGATTCAACGAGCCGCGCCTTTTCTAAAAACTCATTGTATCCACACATTTTCGCCTCCAAGCACTTATCATTTCCTCGGTAAAAAATCGTGCATATGTTATTATAATCCGTAATGCCATAACGTCTCTCAATATCGCTAACGATACTCATTATACTATCATTCGGAGTGAAATACTTCTCGACCAATGGATTCAACTGGTCGAAGCGTAGTTTTGTATAATCGATATACTGATGATTGTGTGTGAAATCCAACGAATCGCCATCGATTAGCTCGGTGTAGTCATATGGTTTAAAATATTCGGGCATAACGTCACCATCAGTTTCGTTTTTCTTATACCAACTGAAAGAGGTGCTTGTATCTAGAATCACACTACGGGCGTGCGATGTATTAATAAGGTCAGCCAAGTAATGTATAACGACACTGCAGCAGGAGAAGAACCCCCAATTATGTTCTATTTTGAGTGTGTATATTGTTACTTGATTCATAATATATGAATATTATGAATCAAATTTTAAATGGTTTACTAAGGTATTTTTCTATAAGCCAAATAATCAATAACTACGAAAATCGGCCATAATGGGTAGACTAAGAGAAAGTTCTTCCATATAGGCCTCTCGTTACGTATAGCTTCATCTGTATCTGGCGAAGGACCAGTTAAATCGGAAATGACACCCTTTTTGGTAAAACCCAAAACCACAGAGTAAATTATCCATATCATTGCCGACATTGTGGCAATATACGAACTCTTCTTTCCCATAGAAATTAATATGAAGGTTAGGAAAAATGCGAATGGGATGATTCCTTCGATAATAGTCATTATTTTAACACTTTTTAAGGTATTATTACCTAGTCGAGCGTATATTCTTTTGAATATCTCCTTGTATCCAGCGATAAATACCATGCTTCCCGCAATAGTAGATATTATTATCGCTAATGTCACGGCGAGTGGATTCGTAATATCTATTTTTTCGGCATTTACGCCCGGTGAGACATTCATTATTTTTGCAATATACGGGTTTTGGGATTTATCTTGGATGGCATCGCATTGGAGACCGTTTTTGGCGAGTAGGGCGTTCAATGCGGATTCGGATATTGTTCCGCCAGCGCCAAAACCTGAACCGGACCCCCCGCTTCCATGTCTCGAGTTGTCTTTTATATGAGCCATCATTGTTTTCATGTCATTTTGCAGTTTGAGTATAGCGTTGCGGTCCTTGTCAGTGCATCCTCCCTCGATTATCTTGGAATTAATAAGATTGCGTTCCGCTATTTGGGTCTTGATGATAATCGGTTTGGTGAATACCGCGACATTTGTCTTCCTATAAATGCACTCCGATTGCTCGGTAATCACCCGGTTTAGATTTACCTCTAAACTATCACCGGGTTCAATCGATAACAGCTGGTCAATCTCATTTTCGGCAACCAATGTGTCGATTTTTAGTGGGAAATGGACAAACATCTTTTCGCCATAATTGGTAATCAGCTTATGTTCAATTACGAGTTCTCCATCGAAATTTGGGTCGGTTGCCTGTATTAAATAGATGTTGGTGGATATGTATTTTTTTGTTTGCGAACCATCGTGGAAGACTAGATTTGGCGCATTCGGTTTCCCATGAAATTCGAATTTCGCCGGGCTTGCCTTTATTGTTAAAGTATTATAATAATCATAATCAAGGTGTTTGTCCGTCATTATATTTTATCATCAGAAAACAATTATGTTAAATTAGTCGTTAAACCGTCATTATCAATCTTCGATGTTTGGACATCCGTCTTGTTTTTTATTTTATCATGAATTGTTCGTGTTACGTATACCGCGGTTTCATTTTCTGGACGGACATTCGTAGTTTTCTTGCAATTATCTAATGCTCTTAATAAATGTCCTATCTTCGTGGTAATAATATGTTTTTCGATTAATATAGCGATTTTTGGTTTTGTTTTATCTGCGCTGGACATTATATTATAGAATTATAATATAATTTTATTTGGTTATTACTGTTTATTTATTTTTTAACGCTTCGTGTCCCTCTTTCATAGCATTTGAATATGGCACATTATATTTGTCTGTTGGTTGAATACATATTAGATTAGTAGTATCTGACTTGGCAAAATTATCCAGATATTTAATTGTGCCTATGTCAGTCGATGCATTATATTTGTGCATTTCAATAAGGAAAGCGTCTGCTAGCGTTCGAACGTTCCATATTACATCTAAATCCATGTCTGTCGAAACAGATACATTATTACCGAAATCACCTCCAATTGCTCTTTCTAATTCGGAAAATTCATCACATGTTGATAGATTGGTTAATGCGACACGTTCTATAGGCGTTTTTTCTTTTGGAAGCTGTTTTTCAATAAGAGATTGAATATTTTTAAACTCTCTCTTTAATAACTCAACATTGGCCGTTTGAACTGCTTTCATTGCAGGAACGGAAATAATCTTTTGTATAGGTTTCTCGGACTCTTTCTTTACCGCATCATTCATGTCTTTTTGTAATTGTTCTAGTTTAACTGACATTTGCTGTATTTTTGCAACTTCTTCGTCCGTTTGGTCGTTGTCATTAGTTATTTTTATAAAACCTTCGAAAATACTTTTAAATTTGTTCGCGAAGTTCCCTCCGTTATTTAAATAACTATCTACATCATCTATGACGCTAACACAATAGTCGTGGTTTGTCTTTTCTCCCGCATCATTTGATGTAAATGGAAATTCTATATCTGAATTCCATGTATAGTCAATATTTTTAATAAGGGTAGTAATTGCTTTAATCTGTTTTGGAGCTTTAATATCTCTCTTAACCAATTCGACTGCGCCACTATCGTTATCGACTTTAATCGTCTTCGCATCTTGCATATTGATTAATGTCTTCTCAAATTTATCCGTATTGATATATGGCATAACTGGTGGGTCGTTCTCGCCAGGCGTTACATTTAAAACACAGAATACACTTAATACACATTTTTCTTCAAATGATTGAGATTGATTTTTTTCACTATATGCATCAATTACCCACTGCATTATCTCGGAATGTTCGTATTCTTCATTATCAATAGAACTACTAAAACAGTTGTTCAGTGCAGGGCAATATTGCTCGATACAATCAGGGTCGATTGCCGGCGCATAGTATATACATTTCGAATTACGCTTTCCTAATATATTCTGGACATCTGCGCGAAGTTCCTCAAGACTATTATTTATGAATTCACCCTCTTCGTTTCTGGCATCTATAAACTTCATTGCCTTTAAGTGTGGCACATATTTATCTAATTCTTCTGATAGGGCTTTAATCTCGCTGTATGTTATGGGATTTTTTATTTCGATTTTTGATTCTTCGACTAGTTTTTTATTTAATCCATCAACAATTCGTTTGTAATTTTTATCAAGCTTAGTCTTGTATTCGGTAATTTTCTGTAATAATGCAGCAGGTGCAGCTGCAGTATTCTTAGCGTCATCATTTGAAACATTACCAAATAGTACTTTTACAACCGCTCTATTGTCTAGTCCTCCTACGCCGAGAATGTCTCTTAATATGCCTATGTATTTATAATCATCTGGACCTCCTCCCGTTGATTTTTTCTTTGTTTTATTGTTTCTGCCACCCTTCCGCCTGGTATCGACGACCGCTGTTGCGCTTTGGAGCCTCTCGGTTCGGCCTTTATTGTATTTTTTTATTCTTTCCTGTTCCTTCGCTCTTAAAGCAGCTCTGTCTGAAGGTTTCCTTTGAGTTTTTCTTGCTACCGGTTTCACTTGAGGTAACTTTAAACGCTCTTTTTCTTTTTTCATTGCATCTGCATTTGTTGTGACGTCTATTTTTATAAGGCCTCGTAACGCGTTAAGAAAAACACCATTTTTAGTTTGTAATAGACGTGTAACTTCTGCAATATCCGCTTCATTATGGTCTTTTATTCTATCGAATAACTCTTTGAATTTAGCATAACGGCTAATACTATTAACAAATTCCGCGTTATTATATTTATCTAGTTCAGCTTGTTCCTCGGCTACCTCTTCTAACTCTATTGGGTCAAGCTTCGTTATCGGTTTTTTAGCATATAGTTTCTGGAACATGCATGCCGTTTTGAAATCCTTTATAAATCTATTTTCGACACCTGCAAAATCGCCTACGAATAAGTTTGCAATTACTTCGCCACCCACATTCTTAACTAGAATGTGTATTACAACGTGGCTTCTGGAACTGACAGGGTTATTCGGAGTAGCAAAAACACGTCTTGACCCTCCTTGCTCTTGACTAGAACCACGTATATTTTTAGCTATGTGTTGTGCAATCGTTTCGTCAGCGTTATCTTTATTGACAAACTCTGTGTTTTTAATCTCAAATTCGGAATTGTCCTCATTCTTTTCATCTATACCGAATTCTTTACAAGTTACCATAATTGTGTTCGCGCCCACAATTTTTTTTAATAAGTGTATCAATATCCCATTTTCTTTATCTTCATTTGAATAAATCAGTGACGTAGTTTTACCTGAGCCGCTCATCCCATATCCAATCATAAATATTGGACGACCTTCTTTTAAATTATTCAATATGTCGTCTTTGATTTCATTTGCATCATTTTCATTGCGTTTTTTATCAAATGCGCCTCCGGTAATTTCGCCTGTGCTAACCGCTCCTTTATATGGGAGTAATATTCGATTAAATTTACCCAATATGTATGGTTCGCCCGTTATTGCTTCGCGATTTGCTTTTGGTGCACGCACAGTTGTATCATATAACGAACTTACACTATCATTATACCCAAGCTTTAAAAATGTTGGGGTTTTCATGTCATCAAAATTTAGTTCATATCGATAACTATGTTGGTCGAGATTACTAGTCGTGTGGTTTGATATTTTTAGATATGATAATAATTTTGACTGGTCTTGTTCGTGTATAAGTTTATCCACTGCATCTTGAAATGACTTAAAAAGCTCGGTAGGATATTTTTGTTGTTTGTCTGAATACTCCTTCATGTTTTCTGTTATAAGTTGCATGTATCTTTCAATATAAGCGTTCATTATTTTTGAGTTTATATTTTCTTGTTTTGTAAATTCATTTTGGATTGCTTCATTCATGAAACCAACCATGCGTAAAATATGGCAAACTGGTGTTTCTATAGACAATGGGGTTAACATTGCTTCGAATATTTCATTATGAACCGTATCGTCGAGTTTAAGCTGGTCGTATATAAACTTGTTTGCATTTTTTATATATTCGCCATAATCATTTTCCCCATTTGCTGTTTTAATAATCAATTCAACGTCAATCATAACAACTTTTAGATAATCTTTCATGAATTGTTGATTGTCTTTATTCTCAAATAATTTATTATAATTCTCTGAGGTTAGTGCGTTTAATTTGTAAAAAATCGGTTGTTCCACATATACAAATTTGCTTACCTTTTGTATTGATTCTTTAGATGCTGCTAATCCGCCTGTAATTATGCTTTTAGATGCGCCATCAATTTGTATACTTTCTATTTCGTTTATAAGATTTATAAATTCATTAGATTTATCTTGGGAAACGGGCGAACTAGCAGCCGATAGAACAGCTGCGCCAGGGTTAGATGCATCTGTCGCTGGCGAACTAGCAGTCGATAGAACAGCTGCGCCAGGGTTAGATGCAGCTGTAACAACATCTGGACCCACTAACTTGGCAAGTTTCGTAGTCAAAACTGTAATAGCTTCCTTCAAACTGGTGTTGTCTGATTCTAATTGTAAAATGTTATCGTCTGACTTAGTTTCCATTGAAGATTTTTCTAGAGCGTCTACTTTGATTTTCATTTCATCGAGTTCTTTTTTAGCTTCTTCCAATTCTTGTTTACGAGGGGAATCAGGTTGTTCACTTTGTGTTCCTGCGTCTATTTTTTTCTTATCAATTTCCTCCTCCTTATTAATTGCTTCCGTAAGGTGAAGTTCTAATTCGGCAATTCGTGTTGCTGATTTTTCGATTTCGCTAGCGAATCTAGTTTCTATTTCACTTCTATTCATTTCATTTATTTCCCGAGCTTGATTCTCGTCATTCGACGCGTTGATTGATATCGATTCTTCTGTCTGACTGCTTTGCTCTACGTTAGGGGTGCTTACCTGAAGTTTCTTAATCAGTTCATCCTGTTGTTTCAAGAGCTGTTCTAGTTCTGCAACTTCACGAGTTAATTCATTAACTTCATTTTCTACAGTCTCGTTAATAGGCGGAAGAAATTTCTTGGCATCTAACTTAGCTGTAAGTTCTTTATTTTGTTGCAATATCTGATTGATTAATTCTGTATTATCCTTATCCTTAACACTAGCGGATTTTAGCAATGGCATTATTTCTTCATTTTGTTCTTTCGCAGAAGCTAGTTGAGTTTTTAATGTTCGAATTGTATTTTCTAATTCTATTTTTTTATCGGGTTGCACTTCCGCCGGTTTAATACCACCACTAGCAAGCATTTTTAGTTTACTCCAAAAATCGGATTCTTCTACTGGCTCTTCACTGTTTTTAGCCTCTGTTTCATCTTGTATGAGAACTCCATCCGTCAACTCAATCGAATCTGTTGCAACCGTTAACCCACCATTGTTATTTGTAGTATAATACAGTTTATATGAATCGACACTGTAGTCATCCGCATTTTTTTTGGTAAGAATGAAAGCAGGTCTTTCTATATAACTCAACTCTTCATTTTTCGCTTTAATTGCTATACACTGTTGGGTTAATGCACCATTCGCAACACAAGTATCCGTAACATCGTTTATAGTTACCTCTTTTGGAATTGTAAACCCTATATGTCCTTCTGTCGACCTTTTTAATGTAAAATCGCCCTCTGACATATATGACCGTTTAAAAATTGTCTGGCGTCTTTCATCTCGGTCCACGACGATTAATACATTAGAACTCATTACTATATTATAATGTATTATTATTTTTTTACTGCAAACTAAACTAAACTATTCACATCTGTGGAATATAACTAAACATATTGGTTTCGTATACGGTCGCGTTAAATGTGTTGTTGTATCCCTCGACATACACCTGGTCGCCATTCATTATCTGGTCGCATCCATATTCCGACGTGCAACTCTTGCCCTTCACACTGACCGGTAATTTCGTATTCAGATTACCACTGTTCGAAATCGTGTAATATTGCCACTTGTCGCGCCCACTCCGGTATTGTCTACCCATCAACGGTAGAATAAGTCCATCGCGAGTCAAAATGCCGATTTGCGAATAATCCATATTCATTCCTGTCATCTTCAGTGGTGGAGCATAGGGGTCGTTGAATGTATCCTTGCGTAAGGACATGGGAGCATAAGAAAGAGGAATATGTATTTGTGGAGGGGGAGGAACTTGTATTTGTCCTTGTTCTTGTCTTTGTTCTAATCGCTGGTTAGAAACAAACATATAAACTATCATACCTAAAATTAAGAGAAGTATGAACAGCGTCATGTTCTCGATGCAGATTACACCAGGAATACACTTTTTACCCATTATATAATAAGTGTATATATTAAAAAAAATTTTTCTAGAAAGGTTTCGGCGGTGGTGGCGGCGGTTTCAGCGCGCACGAATAACACATTTTATTAATGAAAGCCGGATATACAAATAATCTACTACCAGTTGCACTCTTTGATAAGTTATCAATTCCATCGAGGCCAAATCGGAATGCTACAGTTACCTTATCCAGTCCCATCTTATTCAGCACATATGTAATTAAGAACCCAATACCTGAAATAATTATATCAACAATCAAGAATATTACGCAAAGTGGATTTATGTATTTGAATAGGCATATCAGCGACTCTATTGCCCATCTCATAAACTCGATGAACCAACAAATGAATGCAATTATATTCTTGATATCTTCAATTATTTTTGCTATTCCATCAAATAGTCCCTCTTTAATTGTTGTAGGCTTCTTGAATATTGCATGTATCAATATACTTATAGTTATACCTAAAATTAATAAATATAGAGTTTTTAAGTCCATCACCATTCTATATTATACGTTTATAATTTTATCGAAACTTTGCGAATAAATTGTTGATAGCCGTAACTAGCGGTTCGATTTCCTTCATCTTGTCCATGTTCTCTACGAGGTCCTTCGCTTCCTCGTCGGATAGGCCATTGAGTTTGGCCTTCGCTGCAACACCTTCTTTAACCAGCGCAGGCGCAGAAGGGGCAACATGTCCCTCCGCAACCGGAGTAGCATTGCCTTCGGTAACAGTAGGGGGTGTAACTATGGGGAGAACCTTCTCTCCCTTTTCATTTTTTTCTTCCTCTTTGAATCCTTCGACGTCGGTTCCGAACTTCAGTATATTGGTAATCACCAAAGCGATGCACATAACAACCATCATATTCTTGCTGAAAAACGATGTAACAAATCCCGTAAGGAAAAAAACCGAGATATACTTGTATTCATTTCCAACCGCTAAAATAAGCAGGTTCGAAATCGCCAAAAACAGAACAAAGTATAGAACCGCGCGATTATGGAGAATCTTACCCGTATCCTTCAAAATAACACTTGTGTTGCTCAGTTTCATCGTATGTATATATTAATCCATAGAACTTAATTTTCTAAAAGAGCTTAAAACTAAAGTCGCTTAAAAATTATATAAGCCCTCTATATATATTTAGGAACCCTATGTCCGACGAACCGATTCTACGCGACTCTTCTGACCGTTACACCTTATTTCCCATTCAGTATGATGACATGTATCAAATGTACAAGCGCCAGGTCGATTCGTTTTGGCGTCCGGAGGAGGTCGACCTATCTCGTGACCTTAATGACTGGGCCAATCTGACCGACGACGAGCGTCATTTTATCAGTATGACGCTGGCGTTTTTCGCGGGAAGTGATGGGATTGTAATGGAGAACATATCGCTCCGATTTTTGAACGATGTTAAGGTCTCGGAGGCGAGGTCCTTTTACGCGTTCCAATCGGCAATGGAATCGATTCACTCTGAGATGTATTCTATTTTAATTGATACCTACATCAAGGATACGGATGAGAAAAATAAGTTATTCAAGGCTATCGACAACTTCCCCTGCATTACCACGAAAGCGAAGTGGGCCCAGAAGTGGATTGGTGATGACGATGCGTCGTTTGCGTCCCGTCTGATGGCATTCGCGTGTGTTGAAGGCATTTTCTTCAGTAGTAGTTTTGCGTCGATTTATTGGATTAAGAAGCGTGGACTCATGCCGGGACTTACGCTCTCGAATGAGTTCATCTCGCGTGACGAGGCGCTTCATACCGAATTCGCGATTCTGCTCTATAGTAAGCTACAGAAGCGTGTGCCCAAGGAGCGTGCTCTCGAGATTATCAAGGAGGCGACGGAGATTGAGAAGTCGTTTATTACGGATTCTCTGCCGTGCCGTCTGATTGGTATGAATGCGAAGCTGATGACACAGTATGTTGAGTTCGTCGCTGACCGCTTGGCGGTGCAGATGGGTTATAACAAGATTTATAATTCTAGCAATCCTTTCGATTTTATGGAGTTGATTAGTGTGGAGACGAAGACGAATTTCTTCGAGCGCACCAATTCGGAGTATGCGCTGACGAACTGCAAGAAGGATGATAACATCTTCGAGTTCAATGCTGACTTCTAAGAAGGGGAACCAAGGTTCCCCTTTAACCCCTCCTTTGCTTGGGAGTGTTGTGTTGACAAGAGTATTTATAAAAAGGGAGGGGTCATAGGGGAACCGTAGGTTCCCCTAATAGGTTCCCTTAGAAAATTGATTCTATAATCTATTATAGTATTAATCGCACAAATCACAAGTAAAAGTAAAACAAATGGTCAAGAACACAAAAGGAGGCTCCAAGGGTAAGTCCATAGCCCGTAAGAGCGTCGTCCATGAGCACGCAAGTCGTGACCCCGAGCCCTCCAACGAGTTCGAGTTCATCGCCAAAGTCGATAAGATGCTCGGTAATGGTATGTGTAATGTAATCGACGTCATCGACAGAACACAGTATTTGTGTTACATTCGTGGTAAGTTCCGTGGACGCCAGAAGTCGCATAATATGGTCGGAACGAACTCGTTCGTATTGGTCGGTAAGCGTCCTTGGCAATCTGACGACAAGCGTGAGTGTGACCTGCTGTGTATTCTACAACAGAAGTATGGCGATTTCGAGGAGGATGGCGACGGCGGTGGTGACAGGGCTATCGTGTTTACCGACAAGGTGGATGACGAGACAGATGAGTTGATTCCGAAGCAGTCCAATAAGAACGCAATCAAAAATGATGAGGATGAGATTAATTTCGATGATATATAAAAAATAAACAGTTCATATTCATTCTATTTTTTATTGTTTTATTCGTCGCTCTTAATTTTCTTCATCGAAATCTTCGACACTTCTAACCCATAACTCACCTCGTGCTTCGAAATAGAACCATACGCAAATGCAATGTCCGCAAAACATCCGTTCACATAATCCACAATTGTATTAATTTCATTAAGAATATCGAGACTTGGTTCGCCCTGTCCAGTTTCGTCCAATACATTACAGAACCGCAACATAATATCCGTGAACGTCGTTACCAATAGCTCGTATACCGTATATATCTCTTGTTTCTTCGAGTATGCCTTATTGGCTCGAATCAGGTTACTCTTGAACATTTCCGCATTAATTTCGTTGTTCAGATAGCGGATTCGGTCATTCTCGAAATCCGGAGCCGTCGGATTCGTGTTGTATGCGGATATATGGACACATCGGCGGCATAGTTCAATTATTTTGTCTTCTATTATAAGGTCATCCATGTTATAGTAATTGATAATACGATTCACAATATCCTGTGGAGTATCACAGCGGGGAACGTCACCGGGTTCGCGGTCGAGGCCTCCATTCTGGCGACGCCATTCATAATAGTGTGGGTTGTGGAGTTTCATCTCGATTTTTCCAGTGGTCCAACTGAATCCTGTCTTGCAAAGTGTGCACCACATCTGGTCACATCCATCGATTTTAAAGATACTCGCCTGGCAACCCGGGCAGCTCCTAGTGTCAGTTTTCAGTAGTTTTATCGTTGCTACACAATCGGCATCACATGTGTGTGTTTGAGCCTCTGTTTCGGATTCTACCTTGACTTCATGACAATCAATACACGTCGTCTTCTCACACAATCCACACTTCCAGCGAGTGCTCAGGAAACCTCGGCATTCGGGGTCGCCACACTTACGAATAAACTCTGCACGTTGTCTTGATGACCCATTATCGCGCTTTCGTCGGAGCTTCTCGATTCTGTCATCGAATTCTCTAATCTCGTCATTTCGCTGCTTGACATACTCAGTCCAGTCGGGGCAATTTATAGTCTTATATGTTTCAATCACATGGAAGTTCGCGTGTATTTTATCCTCGAGTGACTTATGGTTATCCACAATTAATTTAAGCGCATCCCGTAAGCCGTCATCTGGAATGCGACTATCATCATTATCAAAAACCTCGAGTGCCTTACTAATCTGCTCTGCATATAATCCACCATAATAGTTTGTATGCCAACTGGTTAGATTTTCGAGCGCCTTCTTTTTCCGGTTGTATTCACCCAATTTCTCTGCTTCAATTTGGGCGTTTCGGTTACGGATTGACTGTCGTTCCTTGACAAGTTCGTTTATTTTCCGATTCAATCTAGATTTGCGTTTAATTTCCTCTATAACCAATTGTGTCTCGGGCATGAGCGCCATCTGTGTTTCAATCAAGACATTCTTCTGGTGCTCTTTCAGTTCCGTATTTATAAATTTCTGTGTAAAGTTCTCTCGAATATGCTTTCTGGACCATTCGCCGGTGCAATCGTTATTCATACATGTGGGTCGGTTTTTCGATAGGATGAATGTCTTACAACACTCGGCACAAGCGGTGATATCGCAATACTGGCACTTCACCTGCTGCCTGCGTTTGGTAAACGTTTCGGTGCAAATCTCACAGTTCATTTTGTTTTGTGTTGTTTTTTAGTTATGATATATTATATCATGACCAAATCAATTTTACTGTTTCAAAGTATTGAACAATCAAAGTTTGTAACGCTTGAATAACTCCAGAGCGACTAATCCTCCAAGAACCTGCGCGACGACATACGGTAGAAGCTCGGCTGTCGGTATCTTGCCCGCAGAGGCCATGACCACACTGACAGCGGGGTTGATGTGTCCACCGGAGATGGGCGCAGCTATCAGGAGAACGAGCGCCAATGTAGCGCCGATGGCGAGAGGGTTACCCGTTGCTAAAATAACATAGATGAAAAGGAGAGTTCCCAAGAATTCGACTAAATACTTATTCATATATTATACTATATGATTTTTTAACGCCTGACCCTCATTAAAGGCGAATACGAAGCACGCGACTGGTCGCCACCGAACTTGCTATCGTTATAGTTATTGCTAACTGCGCGCTGCTTCTTGAACTTTATGTAGTCAGAAGAATCGGCCACAAACTTAGGGTTGCACGACGCAGCGGCAAGACCGGTTCCGTCGCACTGTTGCGGAATCGAGCCACCCCTATCGCCATGTATGCCGGGACGCGAGTTGACCTGATTCGGTCCACCACACGAGTAATTCTGCCTGTTGAGAACATCGCCTAAATTGTTCGCCGCGCGGAAAGCCCCAATTTCTCTCGAGGCGTTCAGCACGACTGAGTTGTTCCATGACGTGCGTAACACCCTACGCGTCATAACATCTTCACCGCTTCTTAAACTGTTTGCTGTTTGTTTGACAGATATGCCTTGTAATCCACCTCCTAGACTTGTCATTATTATACTATACGATTATATTTATTTCTACCAACATTATATATAAAATGAGCAATAGTAGTGGATGGGAAACCATGACAAACTCATCTGCGGCGTCGTCTAAAAAATATTCTTCCTCTTCCTCTTCTGCCTCTTCGTCCTCTGTTTCCTCTTACTCTTCCGTTGGAACTCCCATTGATGAACGAATTAAACGAACGACTGATTTGCTGAAAAGCGACGTCCAGGTTAAATTTGACTCCGAGTGTCTGAAAAAACGTTCGAATTGGTCTAAAGTCAAAAAGGAACATAATTTAGTCGATTTTGGTTCTGACCCGAGTATAATATTAGGAGATATAGAAACACATTCTCCGAAGTTGAATGTTCTCCTAAAAAAGATAGAATCGTTGGATGAGAGTGACATGAAGGAGCATGGCACGAAATTCAAGCATTTGATTTTCACCGACTTGAAGTCGAACAGCTATGGTGTAAAGCTCATTGCATCTGCTCTGATTGCCACCGGAATGACGTTAGGTTACACTGCGGAACCCATCGCAAGTGGTAAGAAGAAGTTCAAGAAAATACAGATGACGACCGAGGACGAGCTTCGCAAAACGAAAGGTAACAACTTCTATTTGATGTCGTCTGTCACAGTTTTCGACCAGCCGATTAGTGTCGCCACCAAGAAGGATATACTCGCGCGTTTCAACGAGCGTCCGAATAACGTGTATGGAGAGAACGCGCGAATCATGGTGATGGACAGTGGTTTCAAGGAGGGTATTGATTTGTTCGATATTAAATACATTCATATATTCGAACCCCAGTCCACTGCAGCAGACCAAAAGCAGGTGATTGGACGCGGCACGAGAACCTGTGGTCAGAAGGGTCTTCAGTTCCACCCGACTATGGGATGGCCTCTGCATGTATTCATATATGACATGTTTATACCACAGGAACTACGTGGTCTCATGGGTAATGCCGAAACAGCATTCCAACTATATTTGAAGTCGATGAATTTGGATTTGCGCCTTTTTGCATTTACCGGAGAACTGGAGCGCGCGACGATTCTTGGGTCCGTAGACCACGATTTAAATGAGAACATCCATAATTTCTCGATTAGTGGTGGTGCTAAAAAGCAAAAGGTCATCATTCATGACGAACTGTCTCCGTTTGTCGTGCGTGATGATATGCCTGCCGAGCTTGCACTTGCTATGGCTGCAAACCTCGCAGGTATGAGTAAGAAGTCAGAACGCATGACACACTTGGAATTGAAAAAGTATGTCAATGAAAATTTCAGCGACTACAAATGGGAAAAGGCGAAGATGGAGAACCTATGCGCACCCAAAACGGGTGGTTATGTATATGGAGGCTCATCCGTTATTACCCTTACGCCCACACAGGATTTCTTGAAGCACTACTTCGTCCCGTCGAACCCGGTCAAAGGTATGTTACTTTGGCACTCGACTGGGTCTGGAAAGACTTGTTCTGCCATCGCCGCTGCGTCGAATCAATTCGAGAGTGAGGGATACACGATTCTATGGGTTACGAGAACAACCCTGAAAAATGATATATGGAAAAATATGTTCGACCAGGTGTGTCACGAGGTTATCCGGACTAAACTGACTGCAAATGAAATCGCTATGCCGTCGGAGCAGCCCAAGCGTATGAAGTTATTGTCGCCCTCTTGGCGCATACGACCGATGTCTTACAAGCAATTCAGTAACCTCGTTAGTAAGCGCAATCAGTATTATGATACCCTTGTGAAACTCAATGGCGCCGCAGACCCATTACGCAAGACATTGATTATCATCGATGAAGCACACAAGTTGTATGGAAGCAGCGATTTGTCCACTATAGAGCGCCCTGATATGGATGCCCTACACAAATCATTGATGAATTCCTACGCTGTTTCCGGACGCAATTCGGTTCGCCTTCTCTTGATGACTGCTACGCCCATAACAACCAATCCTATGGAAATGGTTCAACTTATCAATTTGTGCAAACCTATGGGAGAACAGATGCCGATACATTTTGATGATTTTACTGATAAATACTTGGAACCGGATAGTGGTAAGTTCTCCGCTCCTGGACAAAAACAATATTTGGATGATGTCGCCGGGTATGTCAGCTACTTGAACCGCGAGAAGGACGCCAGACAGTTCTCTCAGCCGATTATACACCATGTGAATGTTCCTCTAGTGAAGATGGATGATGTAAATGCATTTGATAAGCGCGCGCTGAGGGAAATAGTCAAGTCGGATATAATGGACCTGAAGAAACAAATGGACGATTCGAATATGGCGCTGAAAGGAGAACTTGGTGATTTGGATGTGAATAAATTCAAGGTTCTCCAGAAGACATGCAAACAGTATGAGAGCATACCATCTATGGAGAAGGAATGCAATAAAATCGCCAAGAAGAACATGCGCGAAATCGTGAGCGAAGCGAAGGAGGAGGTAAAGCGCATTAAAGACGAAATTAAGGAGATGCGTGGTTCTATCAGTGCGAAAAAACTGTTCAAGAAGGAGAACTTGTCGAAGATTCTTGCAACTATCGAAGCCAATCCGGAACAATATGAGCGTTTTAAAGAGGGAACCTACTATAATATGAAGACGAAATGCGGAAAGACGATTACAACTGTATCGGAACTGATAAAGGAACATCCGAGCATCGAACCGTTCGTCTATGCAATGGAGGAACAGGATAATAAAATCAAGGAAATGGAGAACATGCTGAAAACCAGTGAAGAGTCGTTTAAAAACAAGCTCACGGAATTGAAGAAGATGTTGAAGACGGATTTGAGGGACATTGAGCGTAATGTAGTGAAACTGGTTATCAAGGATACTCAGAAACAAGCTAGGACTATGAAGCGCGAGAACGAAAAGACCTTCGCTGAACAAGTGAAAGTTGTGAATAAAACGCGCAAATCGATGGAAAAACAGAAGAAGAAGCGCATACGTTCTCTTGCCACTGAATTGAAAGGTCAATTGAAAAATGAAAATAAGGAGAAGAAGGAGATTGAACAAGCAGAAAAGAAACTAAGGAAGCAACTGAGAGCAGAGGATAAATATGTCGATGAAATCAAACATGACCTCTTGAAGGGTTTAGTCGATAAACACACGGTTACTATGCAACAACAACTGGAAGACGTGAAAGTCTCTATTGAGAAAAAGCTGGCGGACAAGAAGGAAAAGAAAGACAGGAAGGAGAATGATAAAAAGACGCGTAAAGCGCACAAAGAGGCCGAAAAGTCAGCAAAAGCCGAGGCGAAGGCTGAACTGAATCGCACTAAGAAGGCCGCAAAAACCGCAGAGAAAGCCAATAAAATGGAAGCAAAGGCTGAACTAAACCGCACCAAGAAAGCTGCAAAAGATGCGGATAAAGCCAATAAATTGGCAGACAAAGCATCCAAAATCGCAGACAAAGCCGCAGATAAAGCAGCCAAAGCCGCAGACAAAGCCGCTAAAGCTGCAGATAAAGCGGCCAAAGCCGCATCCAAGAAAACGCGTAAACAACAGAAATAAATAAAATGATTCCTATATATAAATGGAAGGAGTCGACAAAATAACACTCGAGCTATTGATGAATAAACAGCAGTATAATAAATACTTGGCGATTAAGGACCCGTCGAAATATGATGAAGTTCAACAATATCTGAGTAAAATCAAAAAATACAAGGATATCATTTTGGAAATCACGGAAGAATATGTGGTAAATAGCAATAAACAGAATACGAATGAATTAGACGAAGCATTTCAACAGTATTCGAAATCGTGCATACGTTTTATTGAAATGAAGAATTTAGAAACAGATAATGGAAGTACAAACAGAGATGATGATGTCCTGTTTGAACCAATGCCTAAGAAAGATGACCATGACGATGATGTCCTATTCAAGCCAATGCACTCGTTCTGGGGTAAAGGAGCAAAGAAAGCGGATGAATAAAAATCTTTTTATATTATAGATGACATCATATAAAAAGAGAAACAAATATAAAAAAGGTGGTAGAGCAACCATCAAAAACCGACCCAATTGCAACCCAGCAGTCGTCGGACACACAATATCTGATAAATCCTGTTTAACGAAACCACTCCTGTCCGGCATAAACTTCGGAGGAAATCAATCCATTCGAGACGTTATGCAGGAATGCGATGGCGACGATGTATGTGTCATTGGGAAAATACCCGATGCGGAACTGAAAGAGAAAATCAAAAACGAGGCATTCGTCCCAAAACAACCTGCCGAATGGAGTCTTAATATCAACGAATGGTTGTCTGATACAGATATAGTAAACGTAATCAATCAATATATGGAGAGATACAAAGATTTTCAGTTCTTAGGACCTTCCTATATAGATTTCGATTATGTAGAGGACGGCACATGCGTGGAGGAATCACTTTGCAAGTTTTCATTATCAGAATACATCAAAAAGGGTAAAACTAAGATTGGTATTATATTAAATTTAGACGATCATACGAAATCGGGTTCTCATTGGGTGTCGCTGTTTATCGATGTGAAACGCAGATTTATGTTTTATTTTGATAGCGCTGGAGAGAGCATACCAAAAGAGGTCGCTATTTTGATAGCGCGTATTAAACAACAGGCCAAGCAACTGCATATGCGATTCCGGGTATATGAAAACAGTCCTTTCGAACATCAATATGGTGGAACGGAATGTGGTATGTATTCGTTATTTTTCCTTATAACCATGCTTACCAATAAATACGAGGACAAATCATTTAAGAATACGAAGCATATAGTAAATTTCTTTAAGAGATATAGAATCCCTGACAAATATATGGAGAAAATGCGATACGAATATTTCTACTCCTAAGATATAGATATGGAAAATAAAACTAAAACTAAAACCAAAACTAATAAACAGAAGGATAAACTACGAAAAACAAAGAAACATCTTACTGGCGGCTACGGCGAAAAGGAAATAAAATATGTTGTGCGGAAATCAAAAATAGACGATAATAAAGAAAATGTTATAGTACAAGTATTTTTAAATTCCGGTCCAAACTGGGCAGATTTCAGTATTACAGAACTTCTAAAAAATAACATGAATATGGTTGATGAAATGCTTGCGCGAATACGTCAAAAGCAGGAGGAGGGCGAAGAAGAACCAGAAGACGATGTCATACATGAAGAAACTATCTTATTGGACTATAAAAAGCCCAAACCATAAACCTGACAACTAAATTATCATATAAAGATAGTATTAATTATATGATAATAGATGAGTTATATAAGCTCTGAAAATCAAACGTTACTATGGAATACTATACAAAAGGTAGGTATGTTACACGAAACAATCCCCGCGTCATATCAAGCTGATTGGTTCAGAGAAATCGTAAGCATGTATTATAATGAATACAAGAACAGAAGCTATGATTTGAAGCAACTGAACAAAGAGACGATTGGACATATGATAAATTCGCTCCGGAGCAAACCAAGACCAGATTATGATACGGCGACACAAAGACGCGATTATGATAAGGCGGCGCCACCAGAACCAAATTTCAAAGAACAAGTCAGCGACGGAGTTATCGAAAATATGGAGGAATTATTGCAACAACAGATTCGCCAACGAGAATTAGACCTATCTCGACCACAGGATGATTTGACAGAGCTACGCCGGACGGTGAAAAAACTACAGGAAGAATTAGAGCAGTTGAAGCTAAAGGTCGCTTCAATTACCGAGCCGAAGGAAGTTGCTTAATACACTACTGTTTTTCTTTTCGTATTCCATGGTTTTCAAACTCGCCTCATATTGTTTTCGCATTATAAGGCGTTCGCGTTCCTTTTGACGCGTTTCCATCATCTTCTCTGCCTCAGTTGATTCTAGTGGCGTGAGCTTATCGCGCCCGCGTTCTTGCATTAGGTGGTCCATCGAGCTATATTTGCGCATCGTATCATAATCCTTCTCACTCACTGCTAAAATGGTCTGGTCCTTATGAACTTTACGCAAATCGTCGAATTTCAGTTTACTGAACGGGTCACATGTTACATAACTGTCGTCATCATCTTCGTCGTATAAGCTGGTTCCGCCACCACCAAGTGTTTGGATACCAGTATTACGGATAGACAGTGCATTATTCGATTTGATAGTGTCGAATGCACGGCCCATATTCTGTGCGGATACATTACCCAAGTCGTTATAGAGTGGTTCATCTTTCTTAAACCATTCGTTTCTACTGGGGTCTGGCTTAGTGGTCATATTCTGTTCGAAAATCTCATTGAATTTCTTATGAAAATCCTCCGTTTTCATTTCGTTGATGGTCCGCTTGACATTCTTATCGGCGACATTCATGTTAGAATATTTCGCAGGTTCTCCCACAGCTTTACGGGTGTGTCTATTTTGTTCTTCATAGAATTGGACGACAACCTCGAATGCACGTTTATAAAATATGAAGTATTCGGATGGTAGCCGAGACTTATCTGGATGAACCATGAGAACCTTCCTTTTAGCCTTTTTTATACCTTCTAAATCGATATCATATGATAGTTCAAATAAACTCAATATTTCCTCGAGCGAATACATACTGACATTCAAATTGTGTGGTGCGGCCATATAGACATATAATACGATTAGTTTTATATGAAAAAAGATATAGAAAATATATGCATAATATACTATAATGCCGATTATTACCGAGTTCGATAATCTCCAGCACTTTAATACCATCCTATCGAATAATCCGGGGTTGGTTATTCTGAAGCTTGGTGCGACATGGTGTGGACCTTGTCAGACAATCAAGGGAATGGTTCATGGACTTATGTCTCAGATAATGAATGTGTATGGTGACAAGGTCGTATGCTGCGATATCGATGTCGATGAGAGTTTCGAGCTATATGCACTCCTCAAGACAAAAAAGATGGTGAATGGAATCCCTGCTATATTGTGTTGGAAGGCTGGTAATGTATCTGTTATTCCCGATGACACGGCGCTTGGGTCGAACCAGGTGGAGATTAATCTATTGTTCAATCGTTGTGCGAATCATTTAAGTCTTTTGAAGTAATCGTTTTGTCTTCGTATTTATCCGACCCTATACTAAACAATCGTTTTATTCGAGAGAATGCTGACTTTCGCCGTGTTCGTGTGTTTATAACTTGAGTTGTTTGTTCCGATTGCTTTACATACCGTGTAAACGCCGATGTAGGTCCACCGATTTCGCTAGAGTTCATTTGGTCTTTTTAGTAATATAATATATTTTCTATATTACTAAATCAATTTTATAAAATTGAATGTAAATTTGTTATGATAGTTAATAGGACAGCCAACAATTATGGATTCAAAACGAACTAAGTGTAGTGAGTGTAGCGTTAAAGTCGGACTCTTCGGGTTTGCGTGTAAATGTAAAGGGGAAGATAATCTACCGAAGACATTTTGTTCTTCGTGTAGAACCGCAAAATCATTCGCATCTGAATTTACCGGAGGACATGTTTGTTCATTTGATTATAAAATGTCGGGGCGCATACAGATTTTAAAGAATAATCCAAAGATCCAAACAGTCAAAGTCGACATAATTTAGCGTTTGTATTTGCGTGTTCGATGTCTCTTCTTTTTTTTCCCTCCACGTAAACCGAGCTCCTCTTCCTCTTTTTCTTTTTCATTTTCATTTCCATTTTCTTGTGCATCATTAACTGATGCAGTAACCGATTGTGCTGCATCATTCACTGACGCAGTAACCGATTGTGCTGCATCATTCACTGACGCAGTAACCGATTGTGCTGCATCAGTAACTGATGCGCTAACCGATTGTGCTGTGTTAGTAACTGATGCACTAACCGATTGTGCTGCGTCGGTAACAGATGCAGTAACTGATTTGGGTTCATCGTCTGTGCTGAACATATTCGAAGTCGGCGGCGCCAACAATGCTGGAATCGGTGAGACAACCGTAGGAATAGCAAATGAGGTTGATAAAATTTCGTCATTACTACTAGTTGACGGTTGTTCTGGTGCAAATGTCGAATACGTTAATATTCCAATTAACATACCAGTTAGACCATATGTCATTATCGGTATTCCATTAATAGTCATAACATTTGCCATAATACTATACACTAAACATATAAAAAAACGTTCAATCAAACAAAATAAATAATACTAACTACTTCTTCTTCATTCTATTATACAGAGCGCCCATGCTCAATAATGGCATCGAAATTGGCCAAGTGTATCCAGAAAATAAGCCAATAAAAGTGAGACCGGTTATATTTACAAATGATGTTATTGCTGCATTTGGGCGACCCGACTCTGACGCATTAATTTCTCCTAATACACCGAATGTAAATCCAGTTAGCGTAGCCACATATATAAGCGGTGTGGCTACATTGACATATAATTTGTCAAGGGCCTTCATCATATCGCCATATTCTTTCATCATCTCGCCATATTGTTTTTCAATATCATCATTGTTGCTCATTCTTGTCTATGCATATTGCGCCGAAGTCTCTATATGGTTTATGCTGTCATACGAATGGCTATTCCATTAGTACTCTTAACATGCGACATAATAAAAACGTTAAAAAATACAAATTAATATAACAGTTTTTTGTATAATGTTAATCCCATTTGAGAAGGTAAAAGAAATACTCAGTTTGCATAAAATCACAGTTACCGGCGTATTTCATTTAGGCGCTCATGAATGCGAGGAACTACCATTCTATAACAGTTTAGGTGTAACAAATGAGAATGTCATATGGTTAGATGCAATATCAGATAAAGTCGAACAGGCTACTAAGCGTGGAATACCAAACGTATATCACGCTGTCGTATCTGATGTGGATGATGCTATGGTAACATTCAATATTTCAAACAACGGACAGTCATCCAGTTTATTAGAGTTTGGAACTCACGCAACTGAGCATCCACATGTTGTATATATCGATAAAATAATACAAAAGAGTATCACCATAAATACATTTGTAGAGCGCCATCGAGTAAACATGTCATGGTGTAATTTCTGGAATTTTGACATACAAGGCGCGGAATTGATAGCGCTAAAAGGTGCGACAAAGTATATTCATCATGCTGAAGCAATATATTTAGAAGTGAATGAAAAGGAACTTTACAAGGGTTGTGGTTTGATTAACGAGATTGACGATTTCCTTGCACAATATAATTTCAAGCGTGTTATTAAGAATATAACCGAGCATGGTTGGGGAGATGCATTATACATAAATACGAATTATAATAAATATGTGAAATACAAGATGAATCTTTTGTAAATCGATATAATACTATTATAGTAATAGTATAATATCGATATGCTGAATGAGATTGTTGAAGAGTATATATGTTTTGTCTTCTCGTGGGATGAGGACGATGATGGGAAACGATGGAGTGAGAAGACCGAAACGAATACGCCAGAATTTGACAGCTATTTAGAGGACAACTTTAAGTTCTCAGCAGTATACAATTGGGAATTTGGGTTTGATATTGTAGAATGGTATGAAGGGATTGGCGACTACGCTGAAGATGGCCACTATAAATGCGGTCGTCAAGGTGATGTTGCTGACATCATCGATTTTAACCCAAGTCAAGGAGATTACTCGCACGAAATGGCACTTCGTAACTATGCGGCTGCATATTTATATAAATTGTCCGTGGAGGATTTGCGACGTTTGCTTAGAAAATCTGCGTGCTCTTAGTCTTCTTCAACGGAACAACTGCTCCACCAGCACGGACGCGAGTGAGCGCTTGGTTCCGAGTATTCTTTTCAGCGCTAGATTTAAACGAAAAAGGGTTCAAACTCGAGTTGGTGGTTCCGATTCCGATTTCAGCCACACGAGCGCTTTCAGTAACCCTCGACGCATCGCGATTACTAACCCCATACCACTTTTTTTCTTGCTGTATCGTATTCGACTGGGTCGAAAGAGGCATCACACGATTGAAACGGCGACGACTCATTGAGAATATGCTGTTTCCGTCAGCATTTATATCTTTAGCAGGCATTGCACGCATTCCGCTTAGCGTTCCATTATTAAGAGCAGTAATTATAGGAGGCGTTAACGTCGATAACATTATATAATAATAACATATTTTATTATCATACTTCTAAATCTATCTATATCTCTATCTCTAATTGCTAGTAAACCTACTCCTCCACGCGGTCTTAATCTCATGCGAAACCGTAGTATGGAGGTGCTTCTCGTAACCCTCCGGCGAATCATAATAGAGTGTAATTGGCTCGATGCCATCACCAATGGACGTCATGCGAATCTTGAAATAGGAACGCTCTGCAAAAGTTCCGACGCGGTCGTTGGACTTGTAACCCGCTACGGGATTACGAATCAGGCGTCCAGGGTTGCTTCGAGTCGAGTATAGCTCAATACGCTTCATCTTCTTACCAACGCGCTTAGTCACGACGTAGTAATCGGGGTCAGACGACTTCAGTTCAGCCTGATATTGCTGCTTCGTCACGCGCTTATCGCTGTCAGCAATCGATGGCTCGACATCGACATTAGCCCAAAGCTCAGAATCGACCTCAATGTCTGACTCGCTATCGCTAACGCTAACGCTTTCAATATCTTCGTAGGTCATAGTGTTTGTAAAGGGGGGAGGCGACTTTTATAAGTGAGTATGTCGGCTACGCTTTATGTTCATTTTATTTATGTTTTAGTAATATATATGAGCACAGAAGAAATTGACTATACGATTGTATCTTTATTATGGCCACACATTGGTCCTGAAGAAGTAAAAGAAGAGGAAGAATCGGATTTTATGAAGATAATGATTAAAGTATTGCGTTATATGAATGCTCCACTACTATTATTGTTTTTTGGAAAACAGGAGATAATTGATGCACCCTTACCGATTATATCGAAATTATATGTGTCACCAGATAACAATCGTCCTCCCGATGGTATTAGTTTTGTTCATCGCATATGGATGGTTTTATTGATATCTTCCATACCGATTCTTTTATTAGGTCTTGACTATAAAAATCAAAGCAAGAGTAAAAACAAGAGTAAAGCACAAACACGCAAATATACAAACTCTATATCTGTTTGGATTCTCATGTTCGCCGTGTTAACAATTTTATACTCTAAGCCATACATAAGCTCTGCGCAGGCATTGGGCTTCTTGGTTGTATCGTCTATTGTTTTATACACCGGAGTCTTCAGGTTATTATAAAACATGACGAAACGATTCTATAGCATCCTTACTAACATTATCTTTCATATTCTCAGTCATCTCATCAATATGCGGGTTACGCCCAACCGTATCCATAAATGCATTAATATACTTTTGTAGTTTCTCGCGGTCCTCATATAGTTTAGCCTCGTATTTAACGGCATCTGCACTCTGTCTTCTCTTTGTGTTTAGTTCCGCCTCTTCCTTTTCACGGACTTTGTTGACTAACTCCAATATACGTGTTTGGTCTTCTTCGTGTTTATGTTTAATAGATTCGATTAATTCGTTATCGACGTCATGGAAATCGTCTTCTATCTTGTTCTCAACATGCTCGATTTCTTTATACCAATGATGGCGACTTTCGTTAGCAGATACTATACTGTTGCATATATCGGGCTTGCGTAGTTCCTCAAAACGCTTACGTTCTTTGGAACCGACTTTGCCCTGGAATGTCTTATTGAATTCAATTACGACCTTTTGGGGTATCGCCGGACTAGTCTCCATGAGTCGATCGAATTCCATCCTGCATATTTTGAGAAATTGGCCCGCATCACTCCTCTCGTCGGGGTCCTTTGCCAATTCGATACGTATGTTTCTCGAGAATTTGTCCCAAGAAATTGCGGAAACACGGTGCGCCTCATTCAATTCGGAGATTTTGAGATATTGTTGGATGGTAGATAAGATACCTATGAAAATATTCACTGAACCAATTACGGCTGGCGCATATTCTTGCATACCTACAGGTAGACTTGATTGGGCAAATGAGGCAGTTCCTGTAATCGTCGATAATGTGATTGCCGGTATAGTAAACCAGGCGTGTGCAACACTCAGCTTGGCATGAGCTCTAGAATTTAACCATTTATAGCATGCGGCGCAGTCGCACCATTCCACCATGATTACCTCGTTCTCTGGAGACCATTTAACTGGCTTGTCTTTCTTCGATAAAGTTGAACCCACTTTGCTTTCGGCTGTTTCCGATTGAGTATCGGTAGGCTTCGGCTTTTCCATGTGTTATATACTAATACATAGAAATTTATTTCTTTTTACCACGTTTACCGCCTTTACCAACTACTTGAAAATCATCATCGTTTAATACTTCTTCTCGCTTAATTTCGTCTTCTGGTTGTTCCCGTTCTGTGGCATTTGATTGCTCGGGTTCCACCACCTTCGGTGGCTCAGGTTCTGTAGCCTTTGCTGGCTCAGGTTCTGTAGCCTTTGGTGGCTCTACCTTAGGTGCCTCAGTTTCTACTGTCTTAGATGGCTCTGGCTCTGGCTCTGGCTCTGGTTCGGGTTCTATTTCCATGATTATCTCCTCCACTGGAGCATCCTTTTTATGGTTGGTCAAAATCTCATCCTCGATTTCTCTCATAAAATTGTTGATTTTATACAAGGCCATATCAAAATACTTCCGTTGCGATGAATGATAAAATGATAAATAATCGGAATACAATCTAATATGTTCTCCCAACAACTTGTTTTCGTAAGACAAAGTAGAAATAAAACTAGTTACAGAGAACCCAACGCGCATAGTACTATTATGACGACCAATTTCGCTCTGTTTCGAATCATACAATCCATTCAATTGTTGCAACATATTTATTATTGCGTTATGCGTAACAGTTACATCGTCTAAACTATATTCAGTCAAAGGGTCGAGGTCCTTATATACTACAATGTTGTCTGTGGGTAACATAATATCAACACAATTATCCTTACATTGAGAACTAATTATGTTATATAGTTTGTAATAGTCGCCATACATACGATTAAATATAAGCGATATCATCTTCTGGAATTGTTCGAGTTCCACGCGCAAAATCTTATATTGGAAATAAAGCGAATCTAAGCAATACAAATATATCTTTTTTGAGTTATTTTTTACCAAGTCGTTGTAATGTTCTCGTATATCACTCAACTTTTCCTCGAGAGTTGTGCGTTTGTCTTGTAGTTCATTACGCTGGCGAATGATTGTGCTGAAATCATTCTTCAATTTCGGTATGTTAATCATTTTTGATTATATATAGAATAAATATATTTATAGCCATTTTTTAACATATTCTATTCCATCTGGGGTTCTCTCGGGGTGCCATTGTGTCATCATTAGATTCTTATATTGCACAGTCATCACATCATCATTGTATGTCGCTAAAAGTCGCATTCCGGGTTTCAAACTATCTGGCACAATATACGTATGATGACTTCGATATGCTTCTATTTTGTCAGTGAGCGGAAAGAATTCCCGAATGGCCTTCTTGCGTTTGATTCCCTTACATCCCAATTGTATGAGAACACTCTCCATCGAATAACATATCAAGAAAAAACGCTTGTTTTTCAGATTCAATATTTCAAGGTCTATTTTCGGTGCAGTCGGACTCAGTACATCATATTCCGAACCCGTAATAAACCAGTTTTTGATGCGCATACTCTTAATGGTATCCAGCCAATCTTCTTTATAATCGACCACTAGCACCTCATAACCCATAGAAACGAGAACCATAGGTAAATAACTATGCGATTTATCCTTATACATATCAACAACTCCGACACGCATTTATATTTATAATAGAAATATTATATAAATAGTTTCTTCAAATACTATTCATAATGTCTGTCCCGGATAATTTCAAATCAATTATTCATGATTTTACGGTAGATTTATCTACAACGTTTCCTGAGTTCTCCGATAAGTGGCGTAAGTGGACGGATGCAACTCCCGAAGAGTGTAAGGAGCTGTTCGACTACTGTCTGACCGTTTTTCCGGAGCGCTTCTTCGATATCATGTATCAGAATGTAGAAATTTTCGAGGCGAAAAACGATACAAACACCAAGTTCCTACCTGATGTGGATTTCAAGACACTATACAATTGCGATGGCGTGAGCGAGAACACAAAAAAGACGATTTGGAAGTATCTGCAGCTAATACTATTCAATGTAATTGGCTCAATTGATGATAAGACGAAATTCGGAGATGCTGCGAGTATTTTTGATGGAATTGACGAGAATGTTCTCCAAGAGAAGCTAAAGGAGACGATGGCAGGTATTGGCGATTTCTTCAAGGAGGCGAACAAAACTGCAGGTGAGGGTCAGGGCGAGGGTGAAAAGCACGAGTTCACGTTTGGTCCCGAGGACGGAATGCCGGATATGGAGGGTATTCATGAGCATCTAAAAGGCATTTTCGATGGCAAGATTGGCAAGCTTGCAAAGGAGCTCGCGGAGGAGATTTCGGGAGATTTCAATGACCTAGTCGGAGACACTCCGGAGAACACACAGGATGTTCTCAAGAATCTCATGAAAAACCCCAAGAAGATGATGGGACTTGTAAAGAAGGTCGGCGATAGATTGACCGAGAAGATGGATAGTGGAGAGATTTCGAAGGAGGAGATTATGAAGGAAGCGGGTGATATTATGGCGAAGATGAAGGAGATGGGCGGAGGCGCGGACAAGTTGAACGAACTGTTTAAGCAGTTCGCTGGTAAGAATATGCGCGTAGATACGAATGCTATGGACCGAATGACTAAGAAAGAGGAGATTAAGGAGCGAATGCGTAAAAAGATGGAGGCGAATAAGGCAACGATGGAGAAGGGCGCCGAGCCCAATAGTTACGTGTATCGCGTTCCAGGAGAGGAGCAGGCGCGCAGTTCTGCACAGCAGAAAATCGATGATGAGAAACTCATTGCGGAACTGGGTAATCTAGAGAAACCTGTTCATTCGAAGGTAAAGAAAACTGACGGAAAAAAGAAGAATGACAAGGGAAAAAACAAAAACACAGACAAGAAATAAAATAGCAACAAAATATATAAAATGAATCTATTGAAATACATTAATGTTTATGTTCTCCTGATTAGTATCGTATTAGGGTTCCTAGCCGTTTACATAACGGCTCCGGAAAAGCGTAAGATTATTGTCTACCCTACACACGACAATGCGAAGATTCTACAATACCGCGACAAGACAAATTCATGTTTTTCAATTGTGGAGAAGGAAGTGAAGTGCCCGGCGAATGACAAGGATATCGCCAAGACGCCTATGCAATCTTAATAAAATTTATATGACTATTGTATATATATATATGAATTTTAAACGTTTATTAAACACAGAGCTGGGAAGGATCATTATCTCGGTTTTGCTCGGTCTCGGAATAGCGACATTCTTTAGACAAGTATGTACAGGTGACAAATGCTTGACATTCAATGGTCCGGTAATCAGTGACTTCGATGAAAAGATTTTCAAATATGACGAGAAATGCTACAAATATACGACGAAGACTGCCAAATGCGATCCGATGTTAAAAGTGATTAATGTTACTGCGCCACCGACCGAACCCGTTCCGCCAAAATCCGGGTTATTTTAGGTATATTCGTCAAAGAATTCGATTTTATATAAATTGTATATTATAAAATGGAAAGCACCACCCGAATAGATGATTTGCCGGAGAATATAACGATGCGTATGCCGACGGAACAAAATCCGACGTATGCACCGATGAATATTCATCCAAATCCTTATGGTAATGCGATACAGCCGAATGTTATGGCCCCGCCACAGGCGAAACCTGATGCGCGGGTTCGCTTCCAGGAGGAAACACCACAGATGCGATTACCGTCTCGTGACATACCGATGGACCAATCTGGTTACCAGCAAGACGAGGAGATACAACCAAATTATATTCCTCGCGCCAAGTTGACAAGCGATTATGTGAAGGACTACGAGGATGTCACGAACACGAGCATACGACAACATGAGAACCGTAAGGCGAAGACGAGCATGGTCGACCGGATACTCTCGGATTTGCAAACGCCGATTGTGGTAGCACTCATCTTTTTTATTTTCCAGATGCCTATGATGACAACGATGTTATATAGGAATTTTTCATTCTTGTCAGTGTATAATCCCGATGGTAATGTGAATTTCTATGGCATGATACTGAAGAGCGTTTTGTTTGGAAGTGTATTCTACAGCTTACAAAACACTATACAATATTTAACAGATATCTGAGTAAACTACTTAAATAGGAGATACGACTATTATTTGGAGGGTGTCCGATTGGTCTAGAGGTATGATTCTCCTTTTGGGTAGGAGAGGTCACGGGTTCAATCCCCGTATCGGACCTTTCATTTGCCCTTTTAGCTCAGTGGTAGAGCGTTGCACTTGTAATGCAAAGGTCTCTGGTTCGAACCCGGAATGGGGCTTTTTTTTCAGTTTTTTTGTTATTTATGTATAATAACAAAAATGCTTATTGATTCTTTAATGGCCTAAATGCTCTTGTGAAAAAATCGCCGAGCTTAGTTCGTGTTCCTCTTTGTTGACGTTTCTTTATAGTCTTCCTTTCAGTTTTATTTTTATTTTTATTTTGATTTTTCTTGGGTTCAGGCTTATTCTTTAGCACAGGTTCCGATTCCTTTTTGTCAAACGAATACTTCAAGAACCACATGTCATACTCTCTTGTGCCACGTTTGTCCTTGAGTTCCTTGAACTTATCCATCTTCTCTGCGCGAATCGACTCCAGCGTAGGCTGGTTTCCATAGCAATTGATACTGAAACGCTTGAGAATACCCTTTTGCTCGAGACGATTCTTATGCTCCACGTCGAACAAGAACTTCGCCATACACAAGATACGGTCCTTGGAATAATAGGGCTCATCCGAATAATAGAATGCAAAGTAAAAACTCAACATAGTATCGATAGTGGCAATCTTGATATCCTTACCATCTATATTCAAAACATTATAGTTATGGCAAGCAATCGGTTTGTAAATGAATGCCAGTGTTTCCTTTCCAACGACGAGCTCAATACGCTCAGGCACTATCTCTCCAATCTCGGGGTAATGCCTCTTAGTGGCATTCTTAAACCCCTTCGACTTCAATCGCTCAATCAAAATATTCGCACACCGGTCGGGGTCTTCAGAGAGAACATCGAAATCGGGTATCTTCTGAATAATCTCCTTTCGGTCTTTCGACATATACCGCGAATACATGCGAGCTGCATAACCACCGAAAAATACCGCGCCATCATCGACGAATGCATCGCGCACAGCATGATATAATTCTTCGGATTTATCGGCATCATGCTCCATCTTGCGTTGAAATTCGATTTTATCGCATCGCGTCGTTATCGCAAACGGATAATATTCGTTCAACAGGGTAAGACGCTTGAATATCTTCTCCCAACGGGATACATCGCCTTCTGGGCGCGATAGTTCCAAATACATGTTCATACGTAAGAAATTCGGAGGGGAATACAGAATGCCATCGATTTGCACGGCCTCTCTAGCCATGGATTTGAAAATTGTCGGGTGCAACAGCGTGATATCAGCAATAGGGATGAAATTAACGAACACCTTAAATGTGCCATAATGAACACCCGCTTTCGCCTCTATCTCGCTGAATCCTTTGGCGTGGAAAATGTCCGCCAATTCCTTGGCGTCATCCATTGCATTCGGCGAATAGAAATCATAATCCGGAACCTCTAAATCTCTATTATAAAATTGCGCCTGTTTGGGTAGAATGTTGTTGATAGCGGTTCCTCCATAACAAATCAGATGTTTCTTCCGGAGAAAATCCTCAACAACGTTAATCATCTCGGTGATTTCTTTCGCGTTGGCTAAACGTTTCGATTTCTTCTCATCACTTTCATCCACGGCGTGACGCAGAATGGCCAATTCGCAATCTGCGAATGTCATATCATTGTCACACAAATCTGTGTTATACTTGCTCATTAATAGTATACTATATTGTAATATTTTTATTCATTCATCAAACAACAACATCCGCGGCTGCATCCAATTTATCAAATAGTTGTTTATCTAGGTGTTTCATAGCAATGTATGAACACTTCATATCATTAAAAATGTTCTCGTATTTTGTAAGTTCGTCTGTTCTCTTATAGAAACGCTGAGGGGTAAAATTCGCCTTATATTCGAGAACTAGGCGACGCACACTGATATCTGAAGTATCAAACCAGCTACCCATACTATTCGGTTCGACGATGGTCATTCGCTTTGTTCCCGCATCTGTAGTCGCGCTCAAATTTGCAATAACACTATTTTGATAGGTGCACAACCCAGTAGCAGACTTATTCGCCACGATATCTACAGCAGATTTACCATTTTTATCCTTTATATCATAATTAGCTATGATTATGCACTTACCCTGTATTTCACTCATACGTGTTGTATTATCTATTGGACGACCGTTATAACGCAATTCATACTGTAATATGCGTAGTGTGGATTTAAGATTATTGTATGTAATGGATGATGGATTTTGCAAACGCAGATTTACGAACACCGGGTCACCCTTCGTCAATGTTCTATTAATAACACCGAGCGCTCTACCCAGAGTGATTTGCTTGCTTCTATCCGACGCAATGGAACTATCCGTAACATAGAGTGTGCCTCTTGAATTAACAACTTCAAAATCTAAAAATCGGCATCCACGATTCAAAAGAAGTTTTATCATTTCGGTATTCATATAGTTTCCGGTGAATGCGGAATTATACGATGATTTTACGAAATAGTCCTTGAGTCTATAATTTCTATGATTATTATCGTCATTTCTGGAGTTGTATTCGGCCAACGCATCAGTATAACTAGTTACCTTACAATTAAATCCATCAATTATCAATTGTGCTTTTGCAATCGAGTCCATATTTATCTGAATTTGTTTTTTAATTTCATCCAATCGTTTTTCTGTCTTACCACGTTCTATGTTATATTTGGCTAAACTGACTCCATATTTCGCAATTGCACTCGGATAAGCCATAGCCGCTTTGAACCCACTTGGTTTCTTGGGAGGTGTCGGTTTGGTTGTGAGCTTTCTTTTTTCGACATTATACTGCGATTCTGCAATGCGTAAACGTTGTCTCAATAAAACCAATTGCATTTTATCTTGTGTATTTTTAAATCTTTCTGAATTACTGACTACTGCTGGTCTCGGATAAGATGCTTTAACTATATATGCCGGGACTATTATTTCCGGCGCAAAATTTCCAGTGACTGCATCCATGTCATTTTTCTTTGCAATTGGGTCACCGGCGCCTTCAATAATCACATGTTTCGTCAATAACTTATAAATCAGGAGTATCGATATAGATATAGTTAGTAATAGTAAAATTAGTTTAAATACAGTCATTATATATTTACAAAGTAATATAAATTGTTCTGATATAGTATAGTATAATAAATGGCGGGCGGATTACTAAATATTATATCGGAAGGCGCCAATAATGTGATATTAACCGGTTCACCTACAAAGACGTTCTTCAATGTAACATATTCTAAATATACGAATTTTGGACTCCAAAAATTTAGGCTGGATTACGAAGGCTCCCGTGACCTCCGAACTGCCGATGATTCCGTATTCAAGTTCAAAATAAAGCGATATGCTGAACTTCTGATGGACACATATTTGGTGGTAACTCTACCCGATATATGGAGTCCTATCCATAATCCCACAACGGAGACAAATGCCAAATGGGCGCCATATGATTTCAAATGGATTAATGATATCGGAACCCATATGATTCGCGAAGTCGTTATTTCGTGTGGTTCAGTGACGTTGCAGAAATATACGGGTGAATATCTTGCTGCGATGGTGGAGCGTGATTTCACTGCCGAAAAGAAAGAGCTATTCAATAAAATGTCTGGTAATATTGAAGAAGTGTATGATCCGGCTATGGCATTCGGTCGCTCGAATGCCTACCCATCCGCGTTATATACAGGAAATGCTGCGGGTTCGGAACCATCAATTCGCGGGCGCACACTCTATATACCGATTAACACATGGTTTACTTTGGATACCCGTTGTGCATTCCCTCTCGTATGTTTACAATATGCTGAACTGGAAATTACGATTACCATCCGCCCAATCCAAGAATTATTCCAAGTTCGCGATATATTTGACCAACCGAATCAGTTTCCATACATTCAACCAGATTTCAACCGTGAAGAACTACAGATGTATCGCTTCCTACAATCGCCGCCATCAATTTATTTAGATGCAGCGAATTATGGTAATAAAACGAATGTATGGAATGCTGATATCCATTTAATTTCGACATATTGTTTCCTTTCCAAAGACGAGGCACAATTATTTGCCGCTAAAGACCAGATTTATTTAGTAAAAGATGTGATACGTTACGATTTCCAAAATATTACTGGTTCCAAACGAGTCAAATTGACGTCGAATGGTATGGTTTCCAGTTGGATGTTTTACCTACAAAGAAACGATGTGAATATGAGGAACGAATGGAGTAATTATACGAATTGGCCATACCGTATGCCACCTTCGAATATAGATAACGCACCAGCTACCCTTCCTGCAAATGACCCCGGTCTTGTAAATACAACAAGTATTTATACCAACGACGCAGCACTACCAAATAAGTTGATAGGTCCGAGATTTGAAATAGATAATCAAAATACAGGATACTTTTTTACTGGTATTTTTGAAATTGCAAATCAGAAAAACATCTTGATGTCTATGGGTATTTTGTTGAATGGTGAATATCGCGAGAATTCATTGACGCACGGAATTTTCGATTATGTGGAAAAATATACGAGGACGCATGGGTGTGCCAAAGACGGTCTCTATTGTTATAATTTCTGCCTGAATACAAACCCTCTTGAATATCAACCATCTGGTGCAATTAATATGAGTAAATTTAAACTGATTGAACTGGAAATAACCACATATGTTCCTCCGTTTGATGCTGCAAACAGTAGCTTTAATGTTATCTGTGATGGCGATGGAAATGTTATTGGAACCAATAAACAGAATTGGCGACTATTCGAATACAATTATAATTTAACTGTGTTTGAAGAACGTTATAATATTCTATCGTTCATATCTGGACAGTGTGGAATGATGTTGGCTAGATAGATTTAGCGTATGATACTATAAGTAAAATTATATTATCATCCTATATAAATGAGTGAAACCAAATGGAAGAAAAATATAAAATTCGATGAAAAAAAAGAAGATATAGCCGAAACGAGTGTTGTAGAAGGTATGGATAACGAAAAAACGAATGAAATCGATATAATTGAAAAAAAAATTAGACGCATCAATAATAAAAAGAAGGGGTTTACGAAATTACCGCATTTGGAAAGTGTATATGATGCTGACCCCGTTGTAGAAAATCTTGAAGAAAATCTTGAAGAAAATCTTGAAGAAAATCTAGAAGAGGAACTTGAAGAGAATCTGGACGTTGAACCGTTTGTGGAAGGGGCAAGAGGTAAAAAAAAATCTAAATCTACATCTAAATCTACACCTAAATCTACAAAGAAATCTGCTCCTAAATCTACACCTAAATCTACATCTGCTCCTACACCAAAAGAAAAAACATTAATGCAAAAGGTAACCGATTCTCTAATTTATGTATCGACCCTTCCATACAATCTTTCATTGTTAATTGCTCTTGGTTTATACAAAGTAGGACATCTGAAACGTCCTATGAGCAAAGATGACACAGACTATAAAAATCTCACTGGAATGGTCCATAGAGTTTTAACCGGTTTAATAGGAATATTCATAACATACAATTTATATTTCTTATATTCGTCGCCAGAAGTTCCAAGTTTAATAGATACCATAATAAAACCAAAACCACCAGACGCGCCTCCGGATATAGCAACAACCGTAATAGACGGCGCACTTCCGTTAAAGATTGCATTAGCTCCACTACGAATTTTTATGTATGCGTTCGAAAAATCATTCCCATTGATTAAACAGATTCCATTTAAAGCATTATTATTCATGTTGTCTGGAATTGCAACATATTATTTTCAAACTAAAGGAGCAAGCGATTATTTTGTAAAGATGTTTGGGAATTCATTCAAGCTTTTTACCGACCCGAAGAGTTATAAACTTAATGAAACTACCACTATAATTATTGCCATCGCGATGGTATATGAAATAAGCATGATTATTGTAAAATACAAAACTGCCGTATTTGTAGACCCTCGATTGATTCTGGGATGGATATTGTTTTTTGGCATTGCGTTGGGTCTTGTATTTATTGCCGAATTTATCATACCATTGTTTATATTTTATGTTACAATGCTTTGTATGATGGATAATAGAAAAAATCCGTTGAATTTTATACAGGTAATTTTGGATATTAACAAATCATTTGTTGGAGATAGTGATGATATTTACGAATGCCCTGAAATTGGGACAGATTTCGAAAAGTTTATAAGTAGATTCAATAAGATTTTCGGAAAAGTAATATTGGAAAACATACATATATGGGTATTGATACCAATTATTATTTATAATATTCATACTAGTAGATATGACGGACCGGAAGGTTTTACTGAAGGAGCTAGAGGGTTTAGAGCTAGAGGATTTAGCTCGGGTGCACGTAGTAATGCATTCCGAATGACTGGAACTGGCACAGCACCCATAAAATCAAAGGGTCTTAGACAAGCACATTATTTGACTGGTGTTGGCAGTATATTTATGTTACTACTGACAAATAAAACCTTCGTAGATGGTTTGACAATGTATTTTAAGCAATCGGCGGAGTAATATATAAAGTTATGTTTATTTCAAAAAGAATTTAGAATGTAAATAGTATATTCTAAATATGACGAAGAAATCCAAGCCATTTGTGTCTGTATGCACGCCTACGTTCAATCGACGCCCATTTATACCCATCATGTTCGAATGTTTCCGAAACCAGACATATTCGAAGGACCTTATTGAATGGATTATTATCGATGATGGAACTGATAAAATTAAGGACCTGGTAAAAGGTTCGAATATACCACAGATTAAATACTACGAACTGCCTGAGAAAATCCCACTCGGCGCAAAGCGTAATCTAATGCATGAGAAGGCGAAGGGTTCCATTATTGTGTATATGGATGATGATGATTATTATCCACCCGAGCGGATTGAACATGCAGTCGAGGTATTGACGGCGAACAAGAAGGCGCTATGTGCCGGGTCCAGCGAACTATATTTATACTTTAAGCATATTAGTAAGATGTATCAGTTTGGGCCATATGGTCCAAATCATGCTACGGCGGGAACGTTTGCATTCAAACGTGAGCTACTAGATATCACGAAATACAACGAGACTGCTTGCATTGCGGAGGAGCGTGAGTTTCTCAAAGATTATACGATACCGTTTGCGCAGTTGGACCCATTGAAGACTATCCTGGTTTTCTCTCATGTCCATAATACATTTGATAAGCGTAGGCTTTTGGATAATCCGAATAGTTCTGTAGTGAAGGAATCCAATAAAACGGTTGATATGTTCATTAAATTTACAGATGAGTCGAAAATTAAGAGATTTTTCTTAACTGATATAGACGAAAAACTTGCTAAATATGAAGCTGGAAAACCTAGCATGAAACCCGATGTATTGAAACAAACCCAGGAGATTGATGAGCGTCGCAAACAACAACAGCAACCGCAGATTATTATGCAGCAAGATGGTAAGGATCCCGTGGCTCTTGACCCAAATGAAATCATTAATATGATAAATGGGCTGCGTAGTAATTTAAAGGCGGTTATGGCGCGAAATGATGAACTTGAAGATATGTTAGAAAAGAAGACGACGGTTAAGTTCTCGGAGCCGATTGAGGCGCCATCGAGTAATGTTCAGAAGTTGAAGAAGGAAATTAGCGAACTGGAATTCAAATTGAAGCAGAGTGCGATTATTGAAGCGGATTTAAGGGCGGATATTGATAGGCTACGGAAACAACCACCGGCGCCAGCGCCAGTGCAAGCAACAATACCAGTATCAGCAATAATGCAGACATCGCAAATTAGCGAACTTCAATTCAAACTAAAGCAGAGTTCTATTATTGAAGCTGAATTGCGAGCGGAGATTGAAACGCTTCGGAAACAAACGCCGTTGCAAACGCCTCCACCTAAACTGACGCCTCAACCTAAACCTACAGTGTTCATCGAAAGGTTGAAATCCGAACCCGAACTATTTGTAAAAGTCTAATTATTCATCACTAACGCTTTCATCATCCGCAATTGTTTTTTTCACATTCTTATCTAAATATCGATACATACGTTTTATATCAAGTTTGCTAACGTTATTGTTCTCAAATGACTCTTCTACTTGATTTAAAATCTCCGCTTGTGACTGGAAGTTTTCCCCATAATAAATGCGCAATTCCTGGAAGAATGCAATCAAATCCTTCTTGTCCATGTCGAGGTCTTGACACATGCCATAAATAAACTGCTGGTTATTGTATTCCGTAGAATATTTCGTGAGAACCTTAGTGAATCGGATTTCGTCCAATTTTGCCTTGTTTTGAAATGTATCGTGGTATATTTTATTATTATAAAACGTCTTCATAAGCGAGCTCATTTCATTAAATTGCCATATCTGATACTGAAATGTGATGCGGTCAATATAATCCGCGAAACACATATTATCAAGTATCCTCAAATAAAATGGATATGTCTTTTGCGGCGTGTGTTTATCGAGCGCGTCGATAATATTCTCGTGCCATAAGAGAGCCACTATGGTTCTGTCCGTCTCATTAATGAACGTGGCGTGTTCGGATAGGGACATTGGCTGATTAATGATATGCTTGGTTATCTTCTTTGAATCTTCGTTATGCGATTTAATATGCAATATGTTCTCTATGAATGTCTCGTTTAGTATGTCTTGATTTAACTGTTGTATGAATTGTAATTTTCTTAGGTCGCCTTGTATATATTCGAGAACCATTGATTTCAGTCGTTCTGTGTCCTTATTTTTTTCTCCGTTTTCGATTTTCAAAGTATTATTTAATAATAGGGACATCTGGTGAGGTGTCGGTGTTTTCAATTCGAACACTGTGCAAACCTTCATCAGTTCCTTCATTTTCTTGTCCAAAAAATAATTACCAATACAAATAATCGGATTCAGTGTCACGTCCTCTAGTTTCTGCTTCTTCGTCTTCTTCTGTCGAATTAATTTGATGAGTGACGTGAGCCCACCCTTGTCCCCACTGTTCATACCATCGATTTCATCCATCACAATGATTATCTTTTTTACGGTTTTCTTCATCATGTGGAGAACATTACGACAAGACATATTATTACTTGTAATTGTATCAATTAGCGATGTATTTCTAACATCACCGGCGTCATACCGAATAATATCGTAGTTCATTTCTTCGAGCAATTTCATTATAAAATGAGTTTTACCAGTTCCGGAAGCGCCATAGATATAGATTCCCTTATTGTAATTCACATTTTTACAATTTTTATCAAAATCATTCAGTATGTTTTTTATTTGATTGGCGATTTCCTCTCTACCCAGTATTTTATTAATGTTTTCCATATAGACTACTATATTGAGAACATTTATTTTTATATCTATTTGAACGAATGTTTACTTGCTGAACGCGCTGAAACTTGCGGTTACGGGCATGAAATTGGTTGATGGTTTGTTGGATAAGGTTCCATTGTATGTATATGAATCGAAATAACTAACAGGTAACTCGGAACCAGACCTGGATCCAGAACCAGATCCAGATCCAGATCCAGATCCAGTAACTAACCCAGTTCCGCTACCTACAACATCGGAAGCTAGACCGACGGTGCCTTTCACAGTATCCTTCACTAGGCCGACGCCACCCTTTACAGTGTCCTTAGCCAGCCCAACTGTTCCTGTTACAGCACCTTTGGCAAGACCAACCGTTCCAGTGACTGCATCTTTGGTAAGGTCAACGCCGCCCTTTACGGTGTCCTTAGCGAGACCCACACCACCCTTAACGGTGTCCTTGGCGAGACCGGTGCCGGCAGAAACTGTGTCCTTCGCTACGTCTGTCGTTCCGGTAATCAGCGACTTGAATACACCGGCAACATCGGAACCGACGGTGCTTGTGCTAGTTTTTGTTCCGCTGCCACTTGTTCCACAAGACCCTGTAGTGCAGTTGGGGCAAGCTGGGCATACCGGCGGTATTACTTGCGACTTTAGGATATAATCACTTGACATCTTAGTTCCGCCTTCTGTCTGCCAATACCAATACTTCTTCCAGTATTCAGACTCATCTGTATTAGCAGGAGGAGTAGTAGTAGTAGCGCCTGGAGTAGTAGTAGTAGCGCCTGGAGTAGTAGTAGCGCCTGGAGTAGTAGTAGCAGTAGCAGGAGCAACTGTCAATTTAATCGAAGGGGTATACATTCCAACATCCGAAATGGTATATTTCTTGGTAGTATCATTCCTAGATATAACAGCAATCAAATTATTTAGACGAGTCGGCACGCAAATAATAGAGTCAGTCGCATTAATCTTGAAAATACATGGTTCGAACTTTTCGTTGAGCTCATCCTTCATAGCCACCGCATTACCAGTAAACACTGCGCCATAGCGGTCGTATTTTGTGATGGTTGTGCCAGTTGCCATACCCTCAATATTCCTGAAACCGGAAACAGAGTTTGCCTTGCAAACATATGGTTTATTTTCGGTGCCGGATGAAGTTTGCCAAACTCCAGCTGGGAAGTTAAGATATCCAGTAATCGCATTCTTCCTCATCCAAAGTCTATCGTTAGTAGTATGAGTAACATAAGTATCCAGCGAATTCATATTATTGTATGTATACGCATCGCCGTTTGTCCAGTTCTTTGTAGTTGGCGATATATATTTTCCGCCTATCCAAGCATCAGCCGCAATCGTTCCTAAAACAGTTGCATTCTCGGCAGCATCTTTGATAGATGCCAGATGTCCACCCTTCGATACACAATCTGCTTCCGCGGAATCCCATGTTTTTGGACCTGTGTAGTATGTAAATGTGGCAGGACCAGAAACTCCAGTAGCACCGCTACCCCCAGTAGCCCCGCTACCCCCAGTAGCCCCGCTAGCGCCAGTAGCAGAGCCACTACCCCCTGTAGCACCTGTAGCACCTGTAGCACCGGTAGCCCCAGTAGCCCCGCTAGCCCCGCTAGCCCCAGTAGCCCCGCTACCCCCAGTAGCCCCGCTAGCGCCAGTAGCAGAGCCACTACCCCCTGTAGCACCTGTAGCCCCAGTAGCCCCGCTAGCCCCGCTAGCCCCAGTAGCACCAGTAGCACCAGTAGCACCAGTAGCACCAGTAGCACCGGTAGCACCGGTAGCGCCAGTAGTAGCTACGTAAAAGCATCCAGAAATATCATAGAAAATACCATTCGCCAACTTGTATAATAATTGCCCCGACCTCACTCCTGTCGCAGTTTTCACATCCGACTCGGTAGCCGTCGTATCAATCTTTCCGGTCAAGTCGACAGTCACACCATATTCGAGCTTCTTCTTGGTCGTGCAGTTGTTCTGTCCGGCATCACATCCACCAATATAAAACGTGCTACCATTCTTTTCAGTCTTTGTATTGTCTACCACATGAACATATGTGTCCGTTCCCCAAGGCATATAAATCACCGATGTGTCAGTGATAGTGGGCAAATTATAATTGTTGTCCGTGTTGGAAACCGACCATGGTGCAACCGAGCTGGAAAGCACATTCGTCGAAGACGGCGTCCATTTAACACCCGTGTTATACGACGTGGTCTGTCCGTTCCTTACAGTAACCGTATATTGATTAAACAACCTACTTCCACCGCTTTCATTCTCGTATACACGAACTAGATTACCATTGGTATAGTCAATGAAGTTGTTGTCATACAATTTATAGAGCGTGTTCTGATACCATGTAGTCGGCGAAATCGCAGTAAGTTGTGTTGTTCCCGATTCATAGTTAACCCACCCCTCCATTTTAGATGAATTCGCACCAAATACTACTGCGATAACTAAGACCACCAATAGTATAAATAATAACCATATTGGCGTCAATTTCAATTTAAAATTGAAGTTAAACATTACTTATATATTATAACTAAATAAAAAAATGTCATTGCTACCGATATACGACGAATCTAACAAATATGAAATTGGCGTTGACGAATGCGCGCGCGGTCCAATGTTCGGTCGTCTCTACGTTGCCGCCGCAATTCTACCTAAAGATAATTCGTTTCGTCATGAACTTATGAAAGACAGTAAAAAAATAAAATCGAGGGTAAAAATGCGCGAACTATCGGATTATATCAAACAGCACGCTATTGCGTGGCACATCCATTTCATCGAGGCGTCGGTTATCGACGAAATTAATATCCGCCAAGCCGTGCTGAGAGGTATGCGCGAGTCCATTAAACAAGTGATGCTTAAAATCGGTAGTGAAGATGTGATGCTGGTCGTCGATGGTAATGATTTCCCGCCATATACCACGTTTGATAATGAAACGGAAACATTGCGCGAAATCCCGAGCGTTACTGTGGAGAAGGGTGATGGAACCTATTCGTTTATTGCGGCGGCGTCCATTTTGGCTAAAAATGCACACGACGAGTATATATTGGAATTGTGTGAACAGTATCCACTGTTGAAAACTCGGTATTCGCTACATGAGAATGTGGGCTATGGCACTACAAAACATTTAGCGGGTATCAGAGAACATGGTATCACGCAGTGGCATCGTAAGACATACGGCGTTTGTAAGGCCGCAGAATATTCACCTATAGTTTAGTCTAGCAGCCATATCCTGTTTAACAAGAATTAGTTTTGTTTTCAACTCGTGCAAATTTTTTGCTATATCTCGCTCGCGCATGCATGCGGATTTGTGTGCGCTTCGCTCTTCCTCGCACCCCGAATATTTGTATTCTGCGTATAAGTCTTGTTTCACTTCACGTGTTTCTTTTAATAGTTGCGATGTAGCTTTTATACTCTCATTCAGCTCCTCTAGTTCAGTTTCGTAGTATCTACGAAATCGGTCTTTCATAACTAATATCTGTTCCTCTTCCGTTAGTGCGAAAGATACATTTTTATCCAATTGGTCGTCTTCTGAAATTATACGGTCGTAATTGCGGATGATGTGCACTGGCACAATCCGTTGTTTGTGTGGTTTGATAACGTTTTTGTAAATAGTTTTCAAATGATTGCTCACTGTGATATAGTCACCTTCGTTCAGTTTCTCCTCGCCGATGGTCATAATTTCTTGGAGTGCATCTTGGAAAGACATTGTTGATTGGTTAGTTATGTTATCGATTGAATTATTTTTATAAAACAATTCAATTTTTCTTTGTATAGATAAAAGTTAAAAAAACAAAAGGAGGGGTAGCACAATATGAAAACTTAAAAAACAAAAAGAAGGAGTAGCACAATATAAAAACTTAAAAAACAAAAGGAGGGGTTAGAGGGGAACCTTGGTTCCCCTCAGCCGGTTAAACATCCCCTCGAACCACTTTTTATCAACTACCTTATACTCAGTGCTTCGGTCCATCCGCGAATACCCTATAATAAACTGTTCTTTGTTTTTATTTTCGTTAAATGGCGCAAACCCAAGTGTATATTCGACACATTCCTTTTCAAATGTGAACAATGGTGTGTATCGCTTTATTTGGAGAGTATTTGCATCAATTGCAACCATAGAATGATAGTAGAATCGCCGGTTCTCATATGACACTAAATGACAGATAAACCAAATTTCGTCGCCCACTCTCACACCATTCGTCGACCCACGAAATCGACTAAATATAAACGACGTGCTTAATTCGTGTGTCTTATTGAATGCTCCGTCATCCTTCAAATCACCAATCACCAGCGGGTGCCAACTATAAATGCATTTCAAGTTACCCTTTGCATCTTCAAAGAGAACCCAATTTTTTTCGATGTTCGTCTGAAAAGGTGCACTCAATATGACCGATTTTGTTTCCCCCGTATCAAAATCGATTTCGCCATGTTCCACATAAAATCGGTCGTTCATACCCCGATTTCCATTATACAATAATTTACCTTTGTGTTCAAATAGACGAATGTCTTCGATACCTACATACCGCCCATCACGTGATTTATCGTGTTTGACGAAAAATTCATCGGTAGCATCATTCCAGGTTCTCGAAATGACGTTCGCGGTCTCTATGAATTCACCATTAACATAACCACCTGCATCATTGATTCTATAGTTCACGTATCGTGTATTTGCGATTAGCTTACCTCGGAATGTGCAAATCGACGGTGTGCTGCATTGTAGAGAATCGCACCGAACATTGGCGTGCAAATACGGTTTAGTTCCGGGTATGATTTCGCTATAAAATTTGTAATTACTGAGAATGTTCTCTACAATATGCTTTTCTCCATGAGGATATGCCAATAGATTGATACTACATTTCATAAGGTCGTAATTGTCCGGGTTATGGTAATACGCAATAATCGATAATTCGTAATCCAATTTGAAATGATAAATGTCATTCTCCATAAACAAGAAATCGACGTTTCGATGTTCTCCACGCTTCTTGTCAGCGATGCGATAGAAATTGTATGCAAGTTCATTATTACCCCTATTTCGATAGTAATGTATGATTTCATATAGGTTCTCTATTCGGTTCGGGAATGCGTTGAATGCCTCCATCCAGTAATAGATGGCGCGCTCCATGTCACCCAACTCTTTGTATAATCTGCCGATGGCAAAATAGCTATACCAAACCTCCTCTATCCAACCACCCAATTTCGCGCGCTTCTTATAGAACTCGATGGCACGCTCTTTTTGACCCGAATCCCTATAGCTATTTGCCAAATAAAATGTGTATCGGTCATTATTCGGTGTCTTCTCTAGCGCAGTCGTAAGCAGTCGCACATCTCGCAAGAACTTATCCGCTTTGCATCCGCCATCACCCACATCATTGATGAAGAGGGTCGACGGATGAAATAGACCATATGTGGTTCCTTTTGGGACATCCACGTATTCGTGTGTGACACCCCAATATTTGATTCCGCGACGATTTCGGACAATTCGAACATTTCTATACTGGAATTTATCGGACCCTTGCATGACATAGTGCGCATCGTGTAGTTGTAGTGACGTCGTTAGCGCCGCCAAACTGAATTCTTTACCATACTGGAGAACCATATCCGCATCCATCAACAAAATATAGTCGGATTCCATATCCACGCACTGCTCCAGGGCAAATGTCCGATTATATCCGAAATCTACGAAGGGTTCCTCGACGATTTTCCCTGGAATACCCTTACTTTCAAAATAAGATTTGATGATTTTGATAGTATCATCGGTGCTACCAGTATCACAAATGCAATAACTGGTGATGACAGGGAGAACAGAGTCGAATAATCGTGTTATGATTTTACTCTCGTTTTTTACAATCATATTTAGCAACATTCTATACTTGTGTATAATACGTGACGACGTTTATATTTATTTCCTGATATTATTATATATAATGTCGCTCACACGTTTCAATGATGATGCCGCTAGAATAAAAAAGAAACTACAGGAAATGACGGGAGTTAGCGACTACCAATTGAATGCGCCTGGACCTGGTGTAGATACGCCGTTTTTCGAGGACCCACAAATCCGCTTGCAAAAATGGGGGGCGAATTTAAGAAACAATACAACGAATTTGGAGAGCGACCTTATTGGAATTAATCGCAAAGCTACGAAGAAAACGGTGGAGTATGGAGCGATGACACCGAGCACATCTACCAATCGTTATAGTTCGAGCGCGGCATTTGTCGATGAAACGAGGGCGTCAAATCCGGCCTGGACTCTGCGAGATTTAGAACACACGCGATGGACGCAAGTCGAAGCTCCGCATCTTCACCCAATTGCCACGGGTATTTCCGGGGCGGCTACACCGGTGGACATTCCATTTTTGAATAGGGAATCCACGAGGATTATACAAAAAGGGAACCAATAAAGGGAACCTTGGTTCCCTTTGGAACCCTCCTTTATAGATAGGGAAACAAGGTTACCTTTAGAACCCTCCTTTATAGAAAGGGAACCAAGGTTCCCTTTAGAACCCTCCTTTATAAAAATATCGCCAAGATTAGAAAGGAGGGATTTAAAGGGAACCTTGGTTCCCTTTATTATATTTAAATCTTCAATAGTTTATATAGAATAGTATGGAACTCGCAATACCTTTAATCGCAATGGGTGGATTATATATAGCAACAAATCAGAAATCGGGTTTTGCAACTATGTCCAAATTACCAAATGTCGATATTCAAGACGTCAATTATCCGAATCAGTCGCCAGTAGAATCTGAATCCACGTCGAGACTTTCCACCGTCAACCAATACGACGGGCGCCAAGCGTATACGGACAAGTATTTCAAGCCACCCGCCGAAACCACCAGCACGACGAAATACACTTCTGTCACCGGCGAACAGGTCGACGAGAATTATTTTAGACATAATAACATGGTCCCCTTTTTTGGTGGTAATATCCGGACCAGGGCGGTCGATGCCAAGGCATCTGAGTCCGTATTGGATAACTATATTGGAACCGGTTCTCTGATAATGTCGAAACAGGAGCGCGCGCCTCTTTTCTCGCCCAGTGAGAACCAGCAGTGGGCGAATGGTGCGCCGAACTCCACCGATTTCATGCGTTCGCGTGTGAACCCTAGTATGCGCATGGCGAATGTGAAGCCATTCGAGGAGGAGCGTGTCGCCCCAGGTCTAGGTTTAGGATTTACGTCGGATGGCGGTGGCGGATTCAATTCGGGTATGATGAACCGCGATGCTTGGAGCGAAAAGACGGTTGACGAACTGCGTGTTGCTACCAATCCGAAATCGAGTGGGCATATGATTCTCGACTATGCCGGTCCGGCCAACAGTCACATTAAACGAACTGCATTTGAGCACTCCCAACAGCAGGGAGTTCAAGAGAAGAACCGCGTCGATGGGTCTTTCGCGATGAATAGCGACCGCTATATGACGACTACGGGTATCGAGAAGGGACCAATGTTGAGGTCTGTGCCTGTCGAAAAGGATGTTTCGCGTCCGGAGACATCTGCGTCGTATGCGGGAGTTGCCGCGTATGGTAACTCGACGGTATATGTGGATGGGGAACACATGCCCACACACCGCATCCAGCTGGGCGCGGTTCCATTCACCGCCGCAGGGGCGAGTGGTAAGGGTAGCCCGACCGAATCGGACTATGGTATCAAGGCCAAGATGGCCTATCCCAACAACAGGTCGTCGAATTTCCAGGATAAGTATTTCGGCGCGGTTGGTGGTGCGTTCGGTGCTGCGGTTGCGCCCCTTCTCGATGCTCTTCGCCCATCGCGTAAGGAGAATACCATCGGTAGTCTGCGCCCTTACCAGAATGCCAAGTCTTCTGTTGCGGCGACGTATATGTTCGACCCGACACAGCTCGCTCCCAAGACGATTCGCGAGATGACGGAGAACTCGAAATTCCACATGAATATCAATGCCAACCAGCGTGGTGGTGGATATGCGACGTCGGACCACCAAATGGCGCAGACGGCGCGTGCAACCACTGGTGATTTCTATTATGCGGGCGGGTCGAGTGCGTCGGGTGCTAAGGAAATGCGTAGGTTCGACGGCGAGCACAACCAGAGGAATAACGATGTGAAATCGTCGACCATTAATGGGCGCATGGGTAATGGAAATACCAATGTATTTAGCGGAATTGTGAATATGGAGGCAAAACAGAAGGATTTATATTTAGAGAATAAACGGCAATTGGTTCAGAAGGGCGCGGCGCAATCGCCCTCGGCTGAGAATATTGGGCGCGTTAGTGGGGGAGTTCCGCTTTACCAGACAATTCAAATGGACCGAACGACTCCGGATTTCATGAGTGCGCTCCAGGGAAATCCGTATGCGATTCCGTATTCAGCGAAATAAAATTTTATGTATGCATATTGTATATATAAACTATGGCGAAGTCTCACAAAAGTAGAAACTGGGATAAGAAGAGGAATAAGTCTAGGAACATGAGGGGTGGAGTTATTACTGACACATCTGCGCTAGCGCATGACCTAACCGCTTTTAAAGAAGAAGGTGCTGATACGGCTACAATTGCTGCAAAATACATAATGGATAATAGTCCTACACAAGAAGGAGTTGGTGATCACATTGAAACCGTCGAGGAAGCATTCGTGACTGCTGCTGCTGCTGATGATGTAGATACAGATGCAGCACTTGTTATATTAGCGAAGAAACTATCGCTAGTGCCCCCGGCGGTTGTTGGGGATGAAGCGCCCCCGGCGGTTGTTGGGGATGAAGCGCCCCCGGCGGTTGTTGGGGATGGAGCGCCCCCGGCGGTTGTTGGGGATGGAGCGCCAGTGGGAGAGATGGGAGAGATGGAAGAGATGGAAGAGAAAAAGGAGGGCGGCAAGAAAAATAAGAAGAACAAAGGTAAAAAGGGTGGAAAATCACAGAAGCGTAACAAAAATAAGAAGGGGAAGCAGAATAACTCCAAGAAGAGGCGTTAAAAATGTTTTGAAGATTCAAATTATTTTAACGGTTTAAAGACACCATAATATATATCCGTATATTATGGCCTACCTATACAACAACGAGTACATTACAAAATACGACCGATACATGACCCTATGTATCGCTGTCAAAGACCCCGACCTTCGGCAGAAATACGAAGTGCTCGCCCAGGCACACAATTCCCAGACTGAGAACGCCGGGTTCGATATTTCCACACCTTTGCACACCCTCTGTTTCGCAGAGCAAGTCACCAAAATCGATTTCGGTGTCAAGTGCAAGGCGCAGATGGTAACGGATACCGGGAAGTTTTACGATCCAC